GAGCGGTAGGTTACGGAAGTAACATCAAGGCATTTGCCGATAAGTTATTCGCTCTTCCTCAAGATGAATTCACGAAGAAGTTGTCTTTCCTAGATGAAATGGCGAAGGACAATCCGTCTCTGGCAGTCGATGTCGGTCATCGTCTTCTCGGTCAGAGTATTTCAGACGAACATCTTAGTAATCTCTTTACTGTCTTAGCCCCTCTGGATGTTTACGAAGGAAGTAAACTAGGTGTTAACGTCCTGAAGAAACTCGCACAGTACAACGAAATCCAAGGAGCCGTAAAGACACTCCTGAAGAATGGTGCGAAGAACAAAGACATTCCGACTAACGTCCCATGGACAGCCGAAGGGCCTAACCCAGTTCCTTCTGTATGGACTGGTGAAACCGGCGTAGACGTCTTCGGTAATCCAAGTAAAGCCACAGTAGCGGAGGCTTCCGGTAATATCGGTCAAGCCGCCGTGTCTCATGTTGCCCAGAATGTCACGAATGCCATTCAAGGGACTGTCGATGCATCTAAGTTGACAGCCGAGACTATGACGGAGAATTTCTCGAAAGACATCGTCTCTGTCGGTCAACGGATAGGAAGTATGGCTCGTGAGTTAGTCACGAGACTACAAGACCATCTCATTACTGCCACGGAGAATATCCCTAGTACAATCCTGGAAGCCAACCGTATCCAGAGACTCCCACTCCTTCTTGAAGGAGAAGAACGTATAGGGAAGTTGAAAGATGCAATCCGAGAATTCTACAAGGGTGCTACCAACACTTTGGCGGATATCTCTACCCCAGTATTGAATCGTTTTACTAACACGTATGATTACGTCCTTAAGATTGTAAATCACAGCGGTGAACTCTTTTCTAACCCAGAGACTGCAAGAAATTTCGCTAAGTATTACGGGTATACCAACGCCAGGATAGTATCCGAGAAAGGCATTCTTGCCTCTTCTAGGTCAGAAGCTATCGAGAAGAAAATCAGAGATACCGAAGCTCTCAGGAATGAATACCAACAAACTATAGAGAAACACAAGCGGACTCTTGCTAAAGGTGGATTGACTCCTGAAGAGACTAAGAAATTAAAGGAAGAAATCCGTGGTATCCAAGACGTCGGTGTTAACAAGAAGGTCGACGAACTCAACAAGCTATACCTCCAGAGAGAAGCCTTGGGTAATACCGTTGGTCCTCAGATTAGACAGCAAGGTGTCGGTTACTACATCGAGGTAACTCGTCCGTTGGATGAGACGATGCCTGTCGTTCGTGATCTGATGATTAAAGACACATCAGGATCGACTGTGACGGATTCCGTCTCTACCAGTCAGACTACAGGTATGAACTCTTGGAAGAACGCTCTCCTAGGATGGGTACGTTCTCCCGAGGATACTCTTGCTAAGAGAGAACTCGAACAGAGGAAGGCCGCCGTCTACGGCAATGCCGTACTGGAGAAACTCGCAGACGAATTAGGTAGAAGTATAGAAAATCTCTCTCGTGGGATTATCACATTCGACGAAAAGACCGGCAAGGAAATACCTTGGTATATCAACCGTCCTCGTGCGTGGTTCGGTAAGTTATCTTCCAGACAAGTCTATAAAGAATGGGAACGAGCGGTAGACTTCGCCCGCCATGACGTAGATCCAAGGACTGGACTACAGGGCTATTTCAAACAAAACGTAGAAGAACTCCAAGATTTATATCAAACGATGTTTAACCGTCTTCCGTCTTACGCAGAGACCGAGGCGTACTTCAGCAAGGTTGAGTTAGATGAATTTCATCGAGTCCTTACTAATATCGCAGAATATCGCAATAAAGCTCGTCTCGGTACTGAACAACACGCTGTTACCTATACTAATCTTGGGACTCGTGTTGTATCTCCTTACTTCGACGGAGTAAATCGAAAGGATTTTCCAGGCGGTGACGGAAGTATCGTCGTGATGGATAGTTCTTCCGGCAAGGCCAGTCGTGTGTATTCCTTGGCAGGAACTAACATTCCACCTCTTCTTCGTAAGAGATGGATCGACGGTGTTGCTTCAGGTAAATACAAAGTCGTTGAGGTGTATGATCCTGAACTTCGTCCGTTAAAGGGATTTGCCAACATCGGAGACGAACGTATCCAGTACATCCTTTCTGATGCGATAGACAGCAAACCCATTTCATACCAACAGGTTAACCGACGTGGCGGGGGTCACTTCGAGTATGACTACGAACACTATCTGAAGCAAGCCAGGGTTAAGAGAGATATCATCGGAAATAAAGTCATCGACCATTACGAAGGCGATACTACGGTGATGCCCGTCGATAACCGTGCCATGGGCAGAGATATCGGTCTTAAGTTGGATACTGTACGTAAACTTATCAAAGAAGACCGTCTGGCTGAAGCACGGGATTACACCAGGACTAACCTGATGATGTCCTTCGATGAAGTCCATTCTTGGTTTAAACCAGGACGTGGTCCAGATGGAAATATCTTACCTCCTCGTCTTTCTGTCGATGAACCGTTCTACGTCGTACCTCGTGGGAAGAGTATATACGACTTAGACACCAGTCTTGAACAAAGATACCAAGGAACTTGGAGGGATGGTACCAGACATGGCAGTCTTGCCCGTCAGTACCAGGTTGCTTACACGAAAGAAAGAGACTCCTTCGGTCTTAAGACTTTGAAAGACACCGGCACGAAGGGGAATCCCTTGTATGCCTACGAACCTGCACAACTCGTCGCTGCGATGCCTACGATGCAACGGGCGTTGAATAGAGCGATGAAGTCGTTTTTCATGGATGACTATAAGATCTATGCCGTCGAACACTGGCTTAGAGAAGCAGAACCTTACTTCAAGAATGCAGGAGAGGCCTTTTCAGACATAAGGTCTTCCCCGTTCTACCACTTCAACAACCCTGAATTCAAGTCAGGAACACCGACAGACATCCAACACAACCTGATGTCTAACAGGTATAAGATCCAACAGTTCATAGGAGTTCCGAACAAATTCGATAACTTCATGCACGGGATTGCCCAACAGCTAGTCGATGCGACGTACGTCCGTTTCGGTCCGACTGAGGCTAAGAGGTTGTCAGAAATCAGATCTACCAAAGACTTAGTGATAGTTCCGACACGTCTATTGATGAATGTGAAAGAGCCCATTACTTGGATGCGGAGCGTTGTCTTCAACGAGAAATTAGGGTTGTTCAACATCCCTCAGATTCTCGTCCAAGCACAGACACATGCAACGATATGGGCTTTGGAACCACAACATGGTACGGTCGGTATGTTCGGGATGCTTCTCCATCAATGGAGTAGATACGCCGGACATGAAGAAATTCTTCGGGCGTTAGATGAGTACGCCACGAAGTTAAATATAGGAAGTAATTTCAAACCAGGAGAATGGCTGGAAGCCAGGAAGGAACTCGCCAAGACAGGCTTTGAACATGTAGGAGGCGAGTACGCCATCAAGGATGACTTCTTCAACCATAAGTTTATCAAGAATGATTTCGATAATTTTCTTTCTGCCGGTCAGGTATTCTTCAAAGAAGGAGAGAAATCGACCCGTCTGACAGCCTGGTATACTGCGTTCAGGAAATTCCGAGAGGAAAATCCTACAGGATTACTCACACAGGCTGATCGGAATAAAATCCTTCAAGAGGCAGATCTTCTAACGACTAACATGTCTAGAGCCTCTTCGTCAGTCCTTCACGGTGGAGTTCTATCCGTAACTACACAGTTCTTGTCTTACCAGTTACGTCTGGCTGAACTATTTCTCAGCAAACGGATAGGAGAGACACCCTGGGATAGAGCGATGGCTCGTCTTAGGTTGTTCGGTATGTACTCAGGGTTATACGGCGTTCCGTGTGCCTTCGGGTTGACTGGCCTGCCTATCAGTACAGACATCAGAGAGGCCGCCATCGACCACGGGTATGTCATGGGAGATAACTTCGTTTCTTCTTTACTTATGGAAGGTATACCGAGTATAATCACGGCACTCGTCACTGGAGAGGGTTCACTCCAGAAGGGTAAATTTTATAACATTGGAGACAGGTATGGAGCTCAAGGATTTACCTCACTCAGAGAAGCCCTGCGATCCGATGGAGCGTGGTGGCGTATACTCGGAGGTGCTTCAGTATCTTCGTTCGCAAACACCATCGTGTCTGCAGATGGAGCTACAAAAGCATTGTGGTCTTTCCTTAAACGAGACTCAAGTGATGCTCGCTTCGCTCTTAAGTCAGATGATATCGTAGATATGGCGAAGGAGATATCTTCTGTCAACGCCTTTTGGAAGTTATGGGTGGCTATGAACACAGGTAAACTCCTAGCTAAGAACGAAGGGTATATCACAGACGTAGCTAAACCTGAGAGTATCTTCATGACATTGACTGGTTTGTCCCCGCAGGAACAGGACGACATCTACGCTAAGGGTAATATCGTAAAAGCTAGGAAGGAAAGCCAGAAGTATGCCTTACAAAAATTCATTGAAGAAATCCACAGAGGCATCCAGGCTGCAGAAGATAATGATCGTGAGTCTGCTCATCAGTATTGGAATCGTGCTTTTTATTATCTAGATGTCACTGGATATCCCGATGAGTTGAAAGCCCAGGCGATATCCATCGCCAGTAAAAACTGGGAGAGTCGGATAGAGAGAGCTGACTTTGACTTCTATCTCAAGGATGTTCCGACCGATCGGAAAGAACAATACCTCGAGACGTTTAAAAATCAAGCACGATTGAATGACTATAGGAAACAGTGATGGCAGTATTTAACCCTGAACAACCCGGACAAGATCCTAACTATCTAAACTACAGCAAGAGTGCGACAGCCCCGGCTGCCAATCAACGTGGTGAATTCGTGGGTAAAGCCATCGGAGAAGCCGTAGGTGGATTGGCCGAGATAGCCGATAAGTTTGTCAAGACGAGTGCTAAGAACGAAGCCGCAGAGGGTTCCGACGCCATCCAAGATATCTTCACACAGATATTGAAGACACAGACTCCTGATCCGTCTGTCATCCCCCAGCCGGTACAGACTGTGGGTGCCGCAGGACAATCCGTGAGGATCACTCCTGACCAGAAGAGTCTAATGGATGCCAACGCCCAGGCTGATATACCTGACGGAGTAGACGACGGGATAAGTCGTATCCAGACTATATCTAACGCCAGAGATGGCGGTAAGATCAACGATACGTACTATACCGCTCAGCTGACTGCCCTTGCGAAGAATCTTCGAACGAAATATCCCGGCTATAGAGATTACATCGACGAGGAAATCCATCATATTACTGGGATTAATCCTGCTAAGGAGTACATCACCAACCTGATGCAAGACATCAACGCCGGCAGGACTGCTGCTCAGAAGTTTCCAGATATGGTTTTGAAGGAACTCATGTCGGCTAACGCAGCGGGAACCCCCGGTGCCGTCGATGCCATCGCCCACTTCCAATCCACAGGGGATACCGCAGGTGCGTTGAAGTGGATCAACGCCGTCAAAAGCAATACGTATAAGATTGGTGAGATCGAGCAGGGATTGACACTCGATAAGAATTCAGACGAACAAGTCGGTCGTAAATTAGAAAAAGCCTTCACTTTGAAGGGTGAGAGCGAAGTCAACGCCGCCTGGTCTGCCGCCAGCATGAGAGCCAACGTGGATACTCCTGCCCAGATAGAGAAGATGGTCAACGACAAGGCCGTAGGAGTCGGCGGAAGAATTGATAGTTCGAAGATGCAAGCGGCTGCCTTGAATATCGCAGCCCAACGGGCTGAGATGGAAAGTCGGTTGATAGCGATGGGGCAACAACCTCTTCGTTACAAGAAGTCAGACGGAAGTATAGCGACTACCTCTTACGAAGCCGCGATGGGGAGTGAGAAATTCAACGCGTTGAAGACTAACCTTCTTCGTCGGTATGATGTCGTAAAAGACAGTATCACTAACGACAAGACCGGAACTGCCGTCTTTACGGCGACAGTCAACCAACGTGTTCGGGCCGATCTCGATAATGCAGTCATCACCGATCCTGCCAATAAACAGTTGAATATGATTGACTGGATGAACACCCATACAGGTCCTAACTGGACTAACCTCGTCACTACCCAGGCTTTGAAGGCTGATGTCGACGTCGTGTTTAAGAATCTTCTGGCTAACAAGACTATAGCCGCCGCTGCCGGTCCTATCCCGGGACAACCCGTCCCGTCGTTTAAGGATGACGTCGCAGACGCCAAGGATGGCAGGGTGACTTCTGACGGTAGGCCTGTTCCTCCTGAGACTAGGTATTTCGATAGATTGTTAGACAACATCAATCTTCTGGCTACGCCCGCGAAGAACAAAGAAGAACTTGAAGGCAAGAAAAACATCGCAGAGTATTTCTTCAATCCACGTAACAGAGGGACGTTGTCTAACTTCGAGTTAGACGTCTGGGACAGTCAGAACAGGAAGATCCCAGGACGGGAGAGTATCTTCAACGTCTTTACCAACCCTGCTGTAGTCAAGGGTGTGAAGGAAACTCAAGATCCTAATATTCAGAAGAATTACAAGGATCTTCTGGAGTATGAATTCGGACAGAAGATATTCTCCGAGACTATCCATTCTGTGAATGACATTCTCCAAGGACAGGCCCTTCCGAATACTACAGCCAAGTTAGGTGAGATCCATCTCGGGTGGGACAACGATGAGAAAGGACCTCGTGTGTTACTCCTCGACGGAAAGAATAGAGAAGTCACCAGGGCTGCCACACCTATCGAACAGACATATCTGTCTAGCGTGAAACACCATCTTGATGATATGAATGTCGGGATTAAACAATTAGCAGGAGTCCAGAAGGAATTCGGCGGAGACGTCAACTCGTATTTGATTGGTGTCTTAGAACACTCAGGTATGACTAGCATTGCGTCTCAGCAGATGTTGAAGGCGATAGCCACAAGCAGACAAAATCTTGAAGGAAAGACCGGACTGAAATTCACACCTCCTGCAGAGGAAGGACGAAGTAAAGAACGTCCTGCCGGGGCTGGTAACATTGGTGGTTCACCGACGTTTGGTATCCCATGAGTATCGGAACGAGTAAGGGAGATTACTACGAAGATGCGTTCCATATGGCTTCCCAGCCGTATGTAGCTATGGATGATAACATCAGAGAACCTCCTGAGACTAAAGATAAGAACGAGATGTCCCCCAGGACACTCCAAGGCCAAAAGTCAGGTCAGGAAGATCCTAACGTTATTATCGATGACAAAGGCAATGCAGTAGATTATAGCACTCCAGAACAACGTCAGAAGTTATACGAGAAGAACCAACCGACTGTACCTGACGTAGAAGACAGACGGGACGAGTCATTCATAAGTAAGGCTTCGTCTTATCTATCCCAGAACTTCTCCGCAGATAAACTCCAGTTCATTATGGAACATCCTAATCCTTTGAATGGTGAGAGTTATAACCATTGGTTGACCGAGAAGAATACACTTGCTCAACCTAAACCTTATGATACTCCATTAGCCGATGAACTAGGTACTCGTAATATTAATTTTACTGTAGCTAAAGATACTATGAAACTGAATCAACAGGAACAAGATCTCTACCAGAGACATCTTACTAATTTATACGGAACAGGTGGTGTAAATAATTACGATCAGAATAATCCGATTTCTCCTCCAAGTCGCAGTACACTCTTCGTAAATACATACGATTTAAATAATAAGACGTACGTACTTCCTTCTGTTTATGAAGGTAAGATTCTTTCACCAAGTGAAGCATTAGTTCGAGCCGAACAAGAAGGTATAGAGAGATTTCCTTCGTATAACACACAAGAAGAAGCCAATTCACGATACATGGAGATGCATAAATATATGGAAAAAGACACTGGAGATTACTTCGCAGGAGAGTAATCCTGTCACGATCTCATATAGGCACAAAAAAAGCCACCCTAGGTTTAACCCTAAGGTGGCTTTATTCTTGAGAGCTTATGCTCTTCTTACTTCTTGGACTTCTTGTAGGTCCAATTCGAGAAGGTTTCGATAGCCTTCAGTGCATCCTCGTTGACCGACAGCGTCACTGCATCCGAGGCGGAAGACTTCGCAGCCTTAAGATCTTCGGATGCGATGTCGTATCCCTCCAGGTCTATTTTCGCATCAGGATCACGCCAGATGAAGTAATCAACGATAGACCAAAACACATGGCCTTGGAGTTCCTCATCCGTCTTCAGGACGAATCTCTTGTCCTCGATACGCTTCACGAGTTCCTTGCCGGTACGGGGGGCGTCGTCGTTATCGACATGAAACTGCTTCCGTAATTCAACGTTCTTCTCGTAGAAGATTTCCTGAATACGGTTCTGGGCGTAAGTTAACCGACGGTTCTCGACAGTCGGCTGATCGTAATAATCGTCCATGGGTTTTCCCTTCTTGTTATGTTGCAACTCAGGTAAAGGCAGAGGTGCAGGGATGGTTACAGTACCACCTAAAGGACCGATCCAGTTTGTATTTGCAGAAGTAAACATTTTCTCCCTATTTCTTTTTCTTTGGTTTCTTCGTTTGAGTGTTCTAGGACTACACATCGTGCACCTATGATTTAATGAGGGAGTACCGTTTCCCAAAGTTTAAGGGCGGCTGCTCCCTCTTCACTTCAGATTGGCTTCTAAGATTCCCCGGCTCCGCCGGATCAAAATCTCCACCAACCACTGTCAGTGAATTGTCTCGCCTTCTGGCGTACCAGTCAGATCGGCATCGGCTTGGACGACGACTTCGGTCTCGTCGGCCTTCTTGTAGCCGAGGAATTCACCTGTGACTGGATCGAACTCGGCATGAACACCGTCGATGATTTCTTCTGTATGGATGTTTTCCATTTTCTTCTCCTTAGCCACGTAGTGGCGTTAGAGCTCTTTCTTGAGCTCGGTTGGTATTACCTAAGTATCAATGTCTCGGCGGTTGTCTAATTCGATTAGCATGGCGGCTGACAACACGAGCAGCGACATGATCCAGAGAACCTTTCCTGTGGAACCCGACGTGGTCGAGTTCGAGTTGATCTCCCTTGTGAACACGACCTGCCTTTGCTGCTCGACGTCTGACACGGTTGCGTGCCTCTCGTCGTTTAACTTGAGCAGGGGTGTCTTCCCAGGCATTCTCTTTCGGGTAATTGTGATTGCCACGTTTACCTCCTGTGATTTTCATCTCTTAGACTGATTACCTCTTTTTTGATATTACTTGGAATTACGATTATAGTTTCTTTCGGGCGGATGTACCCGAGAGTGCGAAGGATTGGTTCGATGTCCTCAATCGGTCTGAATCTGACTGTCATCTTCGAGTTCTTCTGCAACAACGGACCGCCGAATGTCATCGTGGTTTCCCTTCTTTGTCGCTTTCTTTTTAGCGATTAAGATACGTTCTCTACGATTACTGGGGTGTTTCATTCAAATTCAAGTGGCTCTACTTCGGGTAGTTTGACAAATCTTGTTTCAACGAGATATTCCAGACATTCTTCGGTAGTTATGTCGTTATGTTCTAGGAGTTCTTCCAAAGTATATACGTCTAGAACTGCAGCGTAGTCGGTCAGGTCAGGTATATTCCTACTAATAGACAACTAAGAAAGACAATACTACCTGCCGAGATACATCCAATCCAGAATCCGGTGCTGAAGGCGTTCTGGACATCAATTCTGTCGTATATTCTATTTATGTTTACTTCTTCGTCGTACATGGCGTTTCTTTCTTTTTGGTACGAACCATCCGGTATATTTTTTATTAAGGTATTTTATTGCTTTTTGTAATTGCGTAATTCCATCGGGTCTACGATATCTCCCGATGACGTATCTGTTACAAAATAAACAGAGTAATCCCCTGATCTCACCTGTCGAATGGTCATGGTCAAGTGCGAACCTTCGTTTAAATACGGAAGCAGGCCTCCCACAGCATCCACACAATCCTCTTTGTTTCTGAAATAATGCTTGGTAATCATCTTCAGTAATACCGTACTTATGAAGCAGATACGAGTTCCGCCTCGAGTTCTTTGAGTTCTGTTTCAATTGAAAGTAATTCTTCACATCTCATCTGATACCGTTCTGACAACGGATATCTCTTAATTGCCTTCTGCAATTCTGTCTGACGTTGCTGGAGGATAAATCTCCTAGCACGTCTGTACCACTTCGGAACCATAATGACCTCTTAATTATAAACTATTTTACCGTTTCTGTCAACTTCCGGAACATCCGGCTTCCTCACGACTTTGGTGAGGTAGACTGGTCCTGAACTGTATAAGAAAGTCCTAAGATGTGGAAAACAGCAGTGTTTGTAGGCAGAGTAGCTGGCTTTAGTGTCAAGTTTAATATTCCCGGACTTTCCGTCAGCAACTGTTTTACATTCGCATCCTGGGGAAACATCTTGATTAATAATTTCTTTATACTTTTTAATTCTTTGTCGGATATGCAAATCTCTGAGTGTATGTTCATAGAGTGTCAGATGTCCTAAGGTTTTGTCAATAGCCAAGATATAACCGCGGTCTTTGACCCTGACCAGAGGATCATCTGCGCTCCCAACCAAGTACCCGTCAAGTTGGTCCAGGTAAACAGAAAGAAAAGGGTCTTGAGCCATCCTTTTGTTCTTGATTTCCTGAAAAGGACGAGAAGCAGCAGACTTGACATCCACAACGTAACCGTCGATAACACAGTCACGGTGGCCGGCAATCCCATCAACGTAGACAACATCTTGTTCTCCCGTCACTTCATGGCCGGCGGCCTTCGCCATAGCGATTAAAAGACTTTCTAGAATATCTCCGTATGTGAATTTGATTTTGACGTAGGGTGGGACGTCTTCTTGTGAGCCTGGGCTATGAATGGAGTACCACAGTTGTTTTGGGCAGACTTCACCCATCTGAGATAGACGGAGAGTAGGAACTTCGTCTCGTGGTTTAGTTTTTTCCACAAGCTTAAGTCCAAGTTCTCTGCTAAATCCTTCAGCGAGTGCGTCGTCGAACCATCCTTGTTTACTTCCAACGACGTCATATATGTCCTGTACTAAAGTATGAATATTCAAATTATGATTTCTATTATGGAGTTGCGGTGATATACGATAGCATCATCTTCAGACCGTACAGTTCAGCCAGTCCTAGGAATGGAGCTGATAACATCATCAGCATGCTGGCGTAGACGTAATTGAACGGACTGCCTTCTGAAGGTTTCTTGCCGTGTTTGCCTTTACTTTTTTCTTGTAACAACTTGATTGTCTCGTCGATCGTCTCACGGTCACGTATTGCTTGCTTCAACGCCCGCTTCAACGACTTGGGTTTATCTGTAAGATTTGTCGGACTCGTGGGTCCTCCGACGGGGACTAAGATGTAGCCTCCGTTAGACTGAGGAGGCATGTTGAAATATGGTTGGTTCCACATTTTCCTCTCCTGCTGTTAATAAATACGTCATCTGTAGATGACTAGATCAGGGGTGTATGACCCCTTTCTCTTAAGGTGGTTGGATGTCATGGATGTATCCGATTGTCTCCTTCATAAGCAACCTCCTACTCGGCTCTCGCCGATGCTGCACACTCTCGTCCAGAGTGAATGAAGATTTAGGGGTGTCGTAGGTTCAGGGCAGGTTTTCGTGCGGTTTATCGGTTTAGCATCCCGTTGCGTTTCTCTGTGTATAAGAGAAGGTCAAGGCAATGTACCCGCGATACTCACAGTCACCTCTTCAGTTACGTGGGGGGTTTCCCACAGCCATAACCCCATTCCCTAGCTCTGCGCGTTGGCGACGGGGGCGACACGATGAATTGCGTTCCTCGTCCGATAGACAATCGGATGAACGACTTCTCTTGATCTTCTTACCCCTCCGCTATGTCAAGTCTCCTAAGAGAAACGGCTTTCACACCGTCGAGGTTTGTCGAGACCACCACTGGGGTAAGTTCAGGGCTTACCTTACTGGCACGTCGGCGATCGGATTAAACCTTCAGCCGTTCTTTTGCCTAGCTATTCCGTTGATATTTCGAGCTGAGTTGTCTCTACATGTGAGTTTATGTTCGCACCCTGATCCGTGGCCCCTCTACGAGGGGGAAGGGACTTCAACCCTCCATGACTACTACTGGTCCTCACAGACATCACACTGTACTTCGCAGTTCCGGATAGTACGACTAACCGGATGTCGCTAAGCCTTACGGTACCCTCGGTCCAATAGGTCAGAGTTATTCACAGGATGGTCGTCCCGCTCACTCCCGGCAGCACCGGGCGCACTCGTACCGCGACGCTATTATTTCACCAGACACCACGGTCTGGTCTACTCTGCTGTATTGCACGTGTCGTCACTCTTCAGCAGACGCCGTATCGCAACAGCAGTGGTTTGAGTTAATCCAGTCCGTTGCAGTCTGCTGCTAAAGACGGACAGCTCTACCGGCCACCCGGCTGAATACATATCCGGTTTAGGCTCCCGGGTAGGTATTGCCCCTTCGATCGTATCTTGGGGGAACCAAGCGCACACTCAGTAGTTTACACCTTTGGACGGTTAGTCCTACAGGTGCGCTCTTGCCGCAAGTCTAGGACCTGATCCCTAGGGCTGTATTGAGTTTATTCCCTCACCTGTTATCCAGCCAACCGTAGGTTTGATACTCGCGGGGTGTCTATAAACTAAGGAATGGGCGGGAGGGAAAGGAGGCGAAATCTCCCGCCCAATCTTATCAGACCGTCACGTCGGTGACGATCACGTTCGGTGTCGTAGGACCGACTTCCTTCACGGCTTTGTAGACGCGGAAGGTGTCGGTGTTCTTCTGGGCACGTCTAGAAGCGTAAGCGACGGCTTCGTCTAACGTGTCGAAATCTCCGCTGGAAGACACAGCGTAGTTCTTGATTGACATTTTCTTTTCCTCGTAGTCGTAGTTGGAGCATAAATCGCAGTCACAGTCGTCAAAGCAATTCCAGCAAGACATGGTTCAGCTCAATGATTCGACGACGATATCCTTCGGGATTGGGGCATTCACGAGTTGAATGGCCTTCCAGACCGGGGTATCCTCGAATTTTAGGGCTGATCTTTGTTTGGCCGAGTTCAACGCTTCATCTACAGTGGCGAACTTCTCGGAGTTGTAATATCCATCGCCGGACATATACAGTTTAGTTTTATCAAAAGACATGGGTCGTTCTTTCTTATTGGAACAGTTACCATAACTGTTCGGGTGGTTGTTCCTTCAAACCTTGGACTTGCTCCAACTCATGTGGAGGAAGATCGTCGATCGGGTAAGGAACGAGGTTGTCTACCTTCAATGCCTCCCAGCGCATCGCTACGCCTTGGCCTCCGGTAGGTTTGTTGTAATAGTACACCTGGACTTTAGCAGTACAGTCTGAACCATCACCAATCTTGAGGTTATTTTCTAAGACTGATCCGTCTTTGTCGAGTAATCTAGGTGGACCGAATGTGACGAGTTCACCCTTCATTACTTTTGACTGATGACGGCTCAGGATGAAGTGATAACCTTCTTCGTCTTTCCTGAGACGAGTAAGGAGACCTTCTTCTTGGAGTTTACGAAACTTATCCAAACTCTGGTCGTTAGGATATAGCTGCATACTCCATTTACGAAACTTCGGATCAGGGATGTTAACCTTGATCCACTTGCCTTTACCTTGGAAATACTCATTGTAACTCTTCTTTGCCATTACTTCTTCTTGACCTCTTCGATATCAAAGACTTCTATAGAGGTGGCTTCAGGGAAGTCCTCCATGAAGGCCTCTTGCATCTTGTATTCTGCGTCCTCGATATCAAGAGCGTCGGCGAATACATCTTCCTCCATTACGTATTTGATCTTACCAATAAATGCAGTCATGTCTATTCCATGCTTGTTCGATTTCTACCACACTACACCACGGATGTAGTCGTTGGATACAGTATTCCGTCGGTGTGTTCTTGACTATACACCGACATTCTCCGTAAAGCAACAAGTCTGTTTCTAACGTGTTAATTACGCGCATTTTATTTCCTTTATAAGTATATTATAACAATCATCACAAACAATATTACAATATTTCTTCAGACAATTATCTCCAAAATTTTCTTTTAATTCTTGTTTAGCTTCTTCATCAGACCAATCACTTTCAAAAACTCCATTACACATTGTACATTTAAACATATAGTTTCTCCAGTATTGACGAAGTTATGTAGACGTCACGGATATGATTGTGACATCCTCGATCTTCGACAGTGTCATGCCATCGCAGATGAATTCCGTTGTCTTTCAATAAATCCAGTACGTACGAAACAGGAGCATCCCCCCATAAACTGTCAGTAAGAATAAGATTGCCGCTACGAGACAACCAACACCTGAGTAAGGCCTCTCCGTGATGTTCTCGTATTCCTGGCTCTGGCAGTACGGGCATGGGCATTTCAACTCTCCTCCACCATGCTGGTCCTTCAAGCGTCCAGTTGTTGTGTCTTTCATTCGGCTCTCCATTCCATTCAATGCGTCTGGTACCAGTTGGCACCGATAGTGTAATCCTTGTGGTCGTCATTCCAGTAACTCCCCGCGAGTTTACATTTCAGTTTGAGGTCTCTTCCAACCTTCGGGAGACTCCCGGACACCATTTCCGCAATCTCCGTAGCGACCTTGACGTCGTTGGGACACTCGATCTGCCACTCGTCATGGACGAGATCAACAAGGAGTGCCCCGTAATCTCCGAGGCGATGTATCCACTCGAGGGTGGCTCTCGCCATAACGACCTTCTCTCCGTTCTGGAGATATCCGGACATTGCAAGATGCTTCCGCCCTCCAACCGTATCGGCAGGTATGGCAACACTTCTTCCGTCAAGACCGGTAAACCATCCCCGTCTAGCATCTTTCGGAATAACTTCTCTCTTAAGATACGCGAAGCCTGTATATCTATCCAGAAGACGCTCAAGAGCAGCCTCGGCTTCCACTTGTTGACAACCCAGTATTGCAGAGAGTTTTCCGATACCTCCTCCGAGGAGTAACGCGTATACAAATCGCTTAGCCTGTTGTCGAGTTCGACAGACACTTCCCAGAATTCTTTGGTTGAGACTGTGGGGGTCACTCTTGTCCTCCTTCTTGCCTTGTTCGAGCGACTGAGTGAATTCCTTGTCGTCGATGTAATGAGCAAATATACGGAGTTGAATACCCTCGGCGTCGACACCGACGAGAAGTCTATTCTTCGGTGCACGCCACAACTGGCGAAACTCTTTACCAAGGAGTTTCTTCTTCCCGTTGGTGTCTAGTTCGTTCGGGATGTTAGCCGTGTTGGGATGGCGATGACTCATCCTGTGAGACCAGGCTCCAATTCCTTGGAACTCACCATGAATTCGACCGTCTGGTTGAACCAATTCTATCCATTCTACTAAGGTTCTTCTACGGGACTCAAGGAGTATTCTCCTGGCTAGGGTACGTGTAGACGCCGGGGCTGTAGGTGGGAGAGTATCGAGGTTTTCCTCGTCGACTTTCCAGCCGTAGACTTCCATCTTCTTCAGCTTAGTCTTGATTGATTCCAACTCTTCAGGAGTATGCCTGCCGTATCTAACTCTGGATAATTCCCTCTCTGTCTCGACGTGTGTGTCGGTCTTGTTTATAGGAGACCATCCAGCTTCGTTCAGGACATCGACGATCTGTTTATGAGACGACGGGTTGAACTCCACCCATTTGCAGTACGTGAAGGGAACTCCTGCTGTAAGTTCGGAGACTCTACCGCGCATATCGCGAGGGATATTCGAGAGTGATATCGTGCCGTACTTAGTAATTCTCGGTAATATCTCGCGTATAGGCTTAAGTTTCTTAGGAAAAGACCTAAGTATATCCTTATCTAACTTAAGTATATCTTCTTCTACTACCTTAAGTATATCCTTAGCTTTACTTAGGTTAAAACTAAAGCCATTCTTACCTAAGGTATTAACTACGTAGTATACAAAGTTATTCTCTAAGTTAATAGCTTCCTTATGTTTACTATCTTCTATATACTTTGTATACTTAGTATAAACTAAGGTAGTTATATCTACGTCTCTCTTACAGTATTCTATTAATCTATCGTCTAATTTAGAAAAATCCTTGTGGTCGATCTTGCTCAGTCCGAATTCTACACCGTAGTCTTCAAGGCTGTGCTTCTTCCTGGAGAAGTCAACCATCTTGGAGATGACTAACGTGTCAATAAATTTAACAGGAAGTATTTCGTTACAAAGCTGTACTGCGGAACATAAGATAGGCCAATCAAAACCCAGAATGTTATGCCCGATGCATACACTATCGGTTTCATCCCGTAGTCTTTGCATATACCTAGAAAATCTTTCACGCTCATTGTCGTCTTTCTTTATGTCTTTGAATACCTCGTACACACCTGTGTCTAGGTCTTTACAGACGACACACCAGATGTTAGTCGGGTTATGAAGGGAATCAGTCTCGATGTCTAATGCTATCTTCAATTACCACCTAAGAGGCCCCGTCACCGGGGCCAATATTTACGCCGGCGACTTCACCGACTTGAACTCGATACACGGGAGATGGTCGATTTTGCAGTCGTAGAAGGCTTTGTTGATGGATGTTGCTCCGACGAACAAGACCCCTGCGACTAGACAGATAGCGACGACAGTCCTCATGGTGCTCTCCTTTGCCAGTATTGGCTAATCTATGAATATGACATACTTAGAGAATATCGAATACGCCCTGAGATGGTCTGTCAGGTACAACAACCCTATGAACATCCATCCAACGATGGCTGTATACTGGATAATCTTTGATAGAATTTTCATGCTGCTTCTCTCTGGATGTTAGACCGGTACCACTCTAACATCTTGGTTTCCTTTTGTAAAGCTCTGTCGTACCGACCGTCTGTGTTATTCTCCTTGTAGAACTCGATACTTAGTCGAAGATTATTCATCGTCCGGGTATCGTCTTTATTTCTTAAATAAATAATTTCGGTCACTATTATCCTTTAAATCTATTGTTTTTTCTATCCATTCTGAATATCCGATATTGACTACTCCGCGTTCAATACAAAATTTACTTTCTTGTTGAACATCTCTTAGCCATTCATACCAATCAATTTTGTCGACGTCCTCACCGGAAATCGTGAAACTAATACTGGCTGTTTTCTTTATGGGTTTTTGAGATATCTCAGCTACAGTTTCATCATGTTCAGAGTAATCATGAAGTTCAGGTTCTTCCGTTTGTTTCTTTAGATTTCCACCGAATTCAGTCATACTGTATCTCCTGTTTCCTCTCTTGGAGGATTTCAATCAATTCGTTCTGTTCTGAAAACGACTTGGCATCGACTAAGATGTAGACTTCTCCCTTATGGGGGAAATTACTGTACAAAACTACTGATTTCTTCCATTTGATGGAGACGTGCCACTGCTCAGCCAACGGGGAAATGTCTTTCTTTTGTTTAGAGACGAAGACTGCACCTTCTTCGAGAGACATCAGCCACGTCCCGTCTCCTGTTCCTCGACCTCCCGTCAAGAGTGCAAGCTTGGGTTCAAAAGGGATGACATTCGCCTTCCTAGGATCGATCTCGTCGATCTTTTCCTCGGCGGGGGCTTCGTCTTTCATTTGATTTCTCCAAGCCTGGAATGCATCCAGCTTATCTAAAAATTTACTCGAGACTTCTCGGTAAGTATGGTCTTTCGCTACGTGATAGCAGAAGTCTTTCCAATCAAGAAAATCCTCTTTATTTGCGAAGATTTCCCCGAAGTCATATAGCATTTATAATACCCCCAGGATTGAATTAGAAGCCCGCTGGTGCGTTATTTTTCAATTCAGGTACATTTCCTAGTCATACCAATAAATGCTGTTTAATGTCTCGAATTCCCGTTTTTCTAAATCAATCCTAGTTACCAGTGAGGTGGTAGTAAACTGAAGATGATTACCAAAACAGATGTTAACCATCCTTGGTTCTCCCAACAATTTATGTGGTTCTAACCGTTGGATTTGAGCGATGAATCGTCCAGGACCGACTGCTCTGAAATTGTACAACTTACATTTGTAGCGGAGTTTCTCAGTCATAGTGAAAATCCTTCGGTTTACGGAGGTATGCCCAAAGAGGATAATCCTTTACTAACTTCATTATCGTCGCGGGAGAACATTTCACATCTTCGGCTATCTTGTCGTATCCGCCGCCTTCAGTTATCCGATCGAGTATTGAAGCGATCTTTGAATTGCTTAGTTTTGACATGATTTTCTTCTTGTTTATTTAACTTTAGGACAGTTCTTCCTAGTGAGGAAAGGACAAAGAATTGTCCACAATCTATTAGATTTACAATCTTGAATGCCCCGAGGTCTCCGTCTTCCCAGATGCCATTCGGGTCGCAGTAGACATACCCCCAAATACTATCACGTTCACGCCACCATCTACGCAACTCTGCTGCTTCTTGCGATTGAGTTGTCATTTGCTGGTTCCCCTGTGAATTCAGATAACGTGTAAGTCGCCGGATCGAATAGTAGATTGCCGGCTGGTCCGGTTTTACCACTAAATCTATTCTTACTGATTGTCAGTTTAGTCGTATTTCTGATGACAGGATCAGGATTTATAAGGTCTCGGACTGCATCTATACGGATATCTGCGACCTTAGCGATGTTCCGTGAGCCACGGGTCTGGCCTAAATCATTCACATGGCTCACGAATATCAGTGCGAAGTTCAACTCCTTCACCATCATTTCAAGTCTGGTTGAGAGGTAGTCGAGGGCTTTGCGTTCATCCTCGCCCCCCAGACCGCTAACAGCCATTGAAATGTGGTCAAACAGAACGTAGTAGCAATTGCGGGCTGAAACCAAGAATCTGATTGTGTCGAGGAGTATTTCTGGATCGTCGCTCCCAAAGTGAGAGTAAACGTGAAGCCGGTCATCCACTCCCACAACTTCCGTGAGAGTACGGTAGACTTCACCCACTCCTGGATCATACTCGGGAAGGTGGATAGGTCGGCGAAGTTCAATCCCAGCAAGGGCTTGAAGATGTCGCCGTTTAGGCTCTTCGAGATAGATTGCCGCCAGTGCATCTTTCGTCTCCTTCAAGATTTGATGCTCTATCGTGTGCATTATCTCAGTCTTGCCGACACCTTCTTGGGCAGTCAACAGGACTGATTCCCCACGTCTGATGCCATACGTCATATGGTTCAGGGTCGGAAACGGATACGGAATACCGTACTGAGGTTCTTCCTTGAGAATATTCTCAAATTCGTAGAAAGAAGATATCACCGTTTCTGGTAGATACTTCTTGGAGTTCCACCATATCTTCTTTAACTCTTCGGACTTACCCGCCTGAACCCAATCGTTGGCATCCTTCAGTGGCGAAAGTCTGACCACATAGATTTTGTTAAAGTCAAAAAGTCTTGCAACTTGCCTACAAGCCTCTCGACCTTGAGTGTCGTTATCGAAAGCGAGATATATCCGTTCGAATGAGTTAAGGTAGGCTCTGTCAATAGAGCAATCACGGACAGCAGTAACACTAGATTGAACAGAAACGACAGGTGCTTTAAGGACCTGATACAGACTGTGCGCATCATGTTCTCCTTCTGTGACTGTGATGTACCTCGCACTTCCTGCTGGGAATTTGTTTTTGCCATACAGTCCTGCCTTTCCGATGTCTCCGACAGAATGAAACGCTTTCTTATCTAATTGACGGATTTTAATACTACCATTACTGTATTCAAAACCAATAGATACAGGTTTGCCAGTAGGATTAACTTTCGTTTTCGCACCGTAAAAGGCATAAGTGTTAGCGTCAATCCCGCGATGATCGAGGTATTGATAACTATAGTTTGTGTTATCGATAGCATCGTTATCTCCAGGTTTGTAGTAATTACAGGAAAAGCACCAGCCGTGGCCGTCGTCGTACTCGCAGTACGCGTCACTGCTGCCGCAATCTGGATTAGGACAAGGCTGATGGAGTTCTACAACTTTAGACTTTGAACTTTGTGAATGTACCAATTTCTTCTTTCAAATGAATTGACGTATCGACAGGACTTGATGGGAGAACACCGGCGAGTTGGTTGTCCCAATAGTAATGGTTGCCGACATACATATAGGCCTCGACTGTCTGTTTCTCGGGTTCAACCAAGACAGGCAGTGGGTTCTGTTTGGAATAAATCAGTTTATAGTTAGGGACGTAGATGTCAACCCGCTTGCGGAAGAATTGTAACCCATTCTCCCTGATAAAGTCAAGCTTTACCAGCTGGATAGGACGGATAGAATAGACTTCCCCCCATACTCGATGGGGTTTGATTGGATCACGTTGAAAGCCTGACACTTGATCTTCAAGGACGACAGAAGTGCTTTCGTTGCCGAGGTCTTTCTTCCAGTGGTAGAACGGATCGACGGTATAGCCTGCAAAGACAGGCCAACGTCCTGAGACGTTCGTCTGGGTGACGTACTCGTGGAGTTTACCGCCCTTCAACATGTCGTCGTAGACGAACACGGTACATCGCATCTTCTTTTCCAACTCAGGCAAATCCGGAGTATACACCCGGGCCTTTCCGTATCGGGATAATTCCCCGTCGAGATGTTTAACCTTCCTTGAGAAGAACATTTCATCCTCCAATAAAAACTAATGACGGAGACATCAGGACGGTGGATCATCCTGTGTCTCCGCCCCTAGCTTAATGCTAGGTACCAGCCCGGCTCTCCGCCGATCGGGCGTGATCGCCATACCGGGCGGTTCGTATTACTTCTTGCCGAAGTTGCCGAATTTCTTGGCTGGTGCGAGGATAGTCTTCGCCAGACTTGCCTTCGTTTTCTCGTCGACGGCGGTCTGACTGATGATTTCCTTGTCGAGACGGCCTGTTTCTTTCAGTAGATTGTAGTGTGCAAGACATATGTCTTGCCACGCCACGAGGGCAGACATCGGGGCGTTCTTGATGATGTCGTTCCGTTCCTCGTTGGTGAAGAAGATCGTCTGGATAGTCTTGTCGAGACCGGCAGCCTCGACAAACGCCGGCCAGTCCTCTTCGAGTTTCTCGATCCTCTTCGGATCGATGATTGATTTCCCTTCAGAGAGAGTGCCTTGGACGTGACCTTTCTTCTGGAAATACTCAGCCAGCCAACGTTTCTCTGCCGGCGGAATCATCGGGACGAGTTCCGTCGTGACTGCCGGTCCGCTGTTGGTGACGATCTTGTCCTTCGGGATTTCTTGGAGAGATTTGATCGGAGCCGAAGCTGGAGCCGTGATCTGGCTCTTCTTGATTCTTACCTTCGGACAATTCTTGTAACCTTCAGGGACAATACCGGCTCCCACATTGAGGACTTTTCCGTCAATGTATATGTTGTGTTCAAGGTACCACTTTCGTTTCTGGTCTTTCGTCCAGGCCGACGGAGGACAAGAGAAGATCCATTCTTCATCAGCAGGGGTAATTCCCGGTGCATCCTTGGGAGTTGGAAGAGACACCTGAGACGAATGGGTCTTCTGTGTCTCTGATAGTCCTTCAGGTTTGTGGGATTTCCCGAAGCCACTGAGTTTACCGCTTGACTTGTCAGCCGGCTTCGCCGGTTCGGCGTTGACCTTAGTAGCTTCGGCGTATCCACACGCATCTGTAGTCCAACCAAAATCAAAATCAGTCCTGCCTTCACCCCACGTGATGAGACCCTCGTTGGTGACAACCGTGATGTTCCCGACTTTGTCGTAGAACATCTTCATCAGTTCGGCCGTCGCCGGGTCTGACGCCATGTCAGTGTATGTCTCAGCGGCGTCGTCTTCGTGGTTCTTCGCAGTCCGGAGGATTTGAGGTACCACCAGCCTGGTCCATACCTGTAATTCAGCGGAATCTCCTCCGGCTTTGGCTTTCGATTCGAAATTGCCTGAAAGAAATCCTGCGAGAGTCGTGTTGCCGTCGGTGTCGAACAATCCGACGTAAGGTTGGAGTTGTTTTTCCTCCATCTTGTCAGGTCCACGGACGAAAGACAAGACACAACATTTGTCTTTATGACCGGCGAGGAGTTCCTGGACGTCCTTTGTACTCGGACTTACCAGTTGATGGAAAGTACCGAGGTAATCAGGGAATGCCCCCATCACTGCGATACCCGCGCCGGACTTGTGTTCCTTCAACAGCGCATCCAGCAATGCATCCGGAAACTCTTTGTCGGCGAGCTTACACGCATGCACGTAATCGTATTTAGCCATGTTCAGTTCCTCATTGCATGAGTTTAGACGATGGCGGCTTTCTTTAGAAGATTACCACCGAATTTCTTTTTCCCCGGTTGATACTTCGTATCAGTCGGAAACACCATGACGTTATCGACTTCACCCGGCTTAGGACCCGGAATTGGAGTTTTCTTTTTAGCAAACAGAAGCTTGTTGAGTTCTGCCTTGCTTCGCAGTATGCCTTGAATAAGTTCAAATTCTTCTGTCGTGAGATTTTCCATCGAGAGGTTCTTGACTGGGACAAAGTCAGGCATATTTAGGACATTCGCCAGACGACGGAGTGTATGTCGGACGTCGTATCTTGTTTGCTTGTTATCTTCGACGAGTTTCATCAACGCCTCGTATATCGCATCCCCCTGTATTGTCTTGTTGTGTTGTACCCGTTCTTCCCGCGTCATGATTTTTCCCCGTAGTGATGTCTTGAATTTCCTGAAGGCCTTCCGAACCTTCCGCTTGTACAGATCGAGGTAAACTCCCCCGGCTACAACCATTAACGCCAACGTCATCGCAAGTAATTCCGGGTAATGCCGATACAACCAATCCATCCCTACCTCCTTTTAAAGTATGGGCAAATGAAAACCCCCGAGGAATGCTCACGCACTCAACTCGGGGGTTATCCAGCCACGAGGGGAAGGAGCCCAAAGTCCCGGGGAGAGACCAGAGCCGACGCGGCTAGATCGTTAACTGAAGGTTATTAGATGCGTATAGGTTGTTTCGGATCAGACAACGGAATCCACGTTACGATCTTTTTCTTTCTTTTGAATTCCGCGACTTCTTTGCTTCCGTAAATGACAGAACGATGGGCCACGCCAGTCTTGGGATTGACCTGGATGTACAGCCATCGGTCTTTCGTCGGAGAGAAAAACAAATCGATATGGATGTGATCTTCCCGACGAATTCTGAAATGATTCCATTTCATGATGCCTTTATCAGCATCGAGACGCAACAACTTCTCCTTGACGGCACCCAACGGTGTACTCTCGGCTGTCTTCCATCCTTCTGCGTTGGGTTTGCCGAGTGCGATGATTTCCGCGTCTGTGTACTTCTTCGCGAACTTACTCACAAAATACAACTCCATCGGATCACGGGCGACGAATATCTCGCCGGTCCGTGTTCTAAAGAGGGTGTTCCCCGTGTGGGATTTGTATTCCTGCATCACCGACGCTACAGGGACGCGACCAGTGTTGATGAATTGTTTGCCGTTGGTAGACCAACGATCTTTCTTGATCTCATTCATCGTGAACTTGCCTTGTTGGCGCATCCGACGATGTTTGATCTTGAGTTCCTTCGCTTTGATCACCCTGTTCCCCATTTCCGTCATCCTTCTTGACGTATCGACATTGTTGGATAAATACACATTTACAACTACCACCATACATTAGACAGTCATCATGCAATGAATGACCGCCTTCTAACGTACTGTTACGGTAGAGTTGGTTAGTACGTTCTCTAAAGCCATGAACGCGGGTTATCCTAACCACGGATTTTCTCCCTTTTTGATTGTTCTTATATTATAGCAAAAGAAGGAAGATGATGCAACTACACGACTGGCTTGTATTCGTTGTCAGACACACATCTGTTTAAACTCTTGCCGTAGAAGTCAGCCTCTGAAAGTTCCACCACTTGTACAGCTTCGAACTCACCGCCGACTTTCCTTCCGTCGTGTGTGACGTACTTCACCGGCCAGATCATTCCTCTCTCTGTCCGGTATCCGAAATAATACTTAGTCATGTCTCAGGCCTCCACGTCCAGTAGATTTGCGCCAAAATTATGACAGGAACTCGACCTGACCAGGCATCTAAAACCGCCGTGCCGGTCGCTTCCGGGTAGATAACTTCAGGACTTACGACTCCCCATCCCGACGATCCTGAAGGTATATCTCGCACGCTATCAGGCTTAGCCAGAGGTAAGCTAAGACTAAGGCGATTGCGCTGGTCATCGAGAAGACGATCACAGCGAGTACGACTGTGGTGACGGACATGCTCGACCTTTCTTTCAATCGTTGAAGGATGATGGCGGGAGATAGGTTCGGAGTGCGCGATAACCGTCGAGAGCACGACGAATAGACATCCGTAGATAATAGTATTCATTGTCTGGCTCCTTCCTTACCACAGGGAGATGACGAGGATTATACTTCAAGTGAGAAGCGAGAGATTGCGGCAACAACCACTCACACATGTGTCGTCTGAATACGATCTCGTCGTTGTTGTGAATGTAAGGAGGACGGATGTATTCTATTTTCCAGAGTATCATTTATCCCTCCTGAATATGAGTTGTAAGTCTTGGAGATCGACGAAGTAATCACACTGTGCACGGAGTTCGTTCGCACACATCGGCGGATCAGACTTCACCGTCGATACGATATGGATACGAACACCACGCTGTTGTAGTCTTTCGACTAGGATACGGAAGTCGCCATCTCCTGTGAATATCACGATGTCGGTCACGAACTCGGAGATGTCCAGAGCGTCGAGCGCGAGCTCCATATCGACGTTGCCTTTCTCTTTCACGACACCCGTCACGGGGTCTCGGAATATCTTCATCGGTTTAGTCTTAAGGACGTATCCATTAAACGCCAGGTAATCCACCATAGGACGAAGCCGACTTTCCCCTTCGGCTATCGCAGTGTAGTAGTACGCCCTGACGAGATCGTTCTTCCTGTAGTATACCAAAACTTTATCCCAATCTATCTCCCAGCCTAGGGCTTTCGCCGAGGCGTAGACGTTCGCCCCGTCGATGAACAGGGCGAAGCGTCGGAATAGTTGGGACGATTGTTTAAGTGAACCGCCGAAGCTCATTGCGTTCCCTTTCCTGCAGTTCTCGTTCCTTCCTCCGGTCGACCTTGTTAGGGCCGGCAGGTCTGAACCGACGGATCAGCCGGTTCTGTGTGTGCAGTCCGTCGACTGGCGTGGTCCTGCAATGAATCTTAAATACCGTACGACTACGGCAGATTTCTCCGCAGGTACATTGGATGCGCATAACCGTTCTCCTCCTGAATATGGTTACGGAAGCCACTCCCTCCCGGCATACGTGATGGACGGACAGTGCCGGGGATTCTGCCTTTGTGGCGACGTCTTACTCTCTGTCGGATAGATTCCATTTCAGGAGGAACCAAAGGCACATGAGGTATGCCGGTAAGCTCATCCCGAATACGAAACATACCACCGCAACGAAAGGTATAGCGATGGTTCAACAACCAGTGAGTATAGGCAAACAGCCGACCGCAGCCTGTGCAGTACTTGCGTCTGCCGTACATCCGTCTTTTCTCCCAGCGTCTAAGACGCATCGTCTTCCCTCTGTTGCCTGCCATTCATCCTCCTATTGTGAGTTTGATGTAGACTTCACCATCCACGAATAGACAGTGATGTTCACGCCATCCCCGCTGAAGCAGACGGAGATGGTAGTCACCCAGATACAGGGTGTAGACGACGTGGCGCATTCAACCCTCCCGTACAGAGTTGACCATTGCTACTAAAGTAAGGGCGATCAGTTCATCACCGTCAGCGTTACCCATGATGGATAGCAGACGGTGGAATTCGTCGACGATAGGCTGGTACGGGATGTTTTCAGACGTCATCACGTCAGCCATCTGTTCTTCGATCTCACGGATAGTCTGAGGTTTCATTTTCAAAAACTCCATCCCTCCGCAGTCTTCGTGATGCGATCTTCGAGTTCGGTGATGATCTTGTGGATATTCACCTGGGCGTTCCTGAGATACGTCCGTTGGAGTTGTGGCGGATTGAGCAGATCGAGATTGTGCTTCACGGTGTTAGCAAGTACAAGCAGTTCTTTGTTAGTCATTTGCATGTCTTCCTCCATCCGTGCGTAAAGTTTTGGTTATTCAGAGGTTTGGAATAATCTAAACCTACCTTTTTGTTTTGTTCAAAACGTTCACGCAAACCTTTTGAGTATCCAAAAAGATAGCCCTCGTTGGCAGAAGTGCTATCGTAACGACGACATTTACGATGAGATAACGCACGAATCCCTTCTAATCCGTGTTTATAGCCCAATCGAAATTGACGTACACCCATTTGATTCTCCTTCCGAGAGTATGAGTAAATGCTCCCTCCGCGGACACTAATCCGGAAGGGAGTGAACAGTTTTGTAGGCAGTTGCTCGGCTGCTATTTGATGCTGTTCCAGCATGCCGTTGTTGTACTGACAGATCGGAGGCCAACGGACGCCCGTCGGGAAACGAACCCGCATCTTCAGGAAACGAACCCGCACATTCATGTTCGGTAGCAAGGCGAGACCGGTTAATTCCCCGATCTCTACCTTACCCTATAATTATAGCAAACCAACCGAGATGATGCAACCTTACATGGCCGAGGTTTAGACGATGGCACGCGGAAGTAGTATTCTCCGCATGTAGGTTGGTGTTGTCGGGGAGGGGTTTGTGTCGCGCGCGTGTTGTTCCTGTCACTTTTTTCGGGTGTGGCATAAATGTCACAGTGTGATAAACCCGCAACAGATGAATGTGATTTACATCACAGTTGATTCAGATTGTTAACTAAAGAGTTAAATGCAATTGCATCGATTAAGACAATAAAAAACCCCATGCCCGGTTAAGAGCATGGGGTTAGTAGTCAGGTCAGATTAGGCGATACGCCGTTGCGGGTTGGCCTTGAGCAAGGCCTTCCAAGCGGCGGGTTCCATGTCATCCGTCGTAGACATGACGAGATTGAACAGGTACTCGTCGGACATCCCCTTGGTTTCGGCGGGGTAGTCAGTCCGGTATTGTCCGATCTCAAGGGCGATGTAGTTCTCAGGCGAATACACCTCAGCCGATTGGATTGTCTCGGCCTCGGCTTCCTCTTCCGTCTGTTCACTCGCTGCCATCGCCTGTTCGTAGAGGCTGCCCTTGCCTCCCTTTCGAGGTGCCTTCAGGTGTTGAGCGATGCTGCCCAATTCGACGGCCAACTCAACAAGTGTCTTGATGAAGTCGGCAACCGACGTGATCTCTTTCGCCTTGTCGAAAGTCGAATAGAGTTTCGTCGTGTTCGCCGCCTGTTCGAGGTAGTACAGCATCGAGGCCGCGCCTGTCTCAAAGCGTTTGTAGTTGTTGATCTCGATGTTGTCCTCGTCGTCCTCGTCCTCAGACGTACCCTTCGCCTTCGTCGCTAGGAGTATCTGCCATCGCTTCTCCGGGTCCGTCTCACCGCTGTCTTGAACAGCTTTGAAGTCAAGCCCGGTGAATTGGGTAACAGTGAAGTTCTCGCCGAGTAGTGGCAATTCCTGCGGGTATGCCATGATCGGTTCAGCACATTGCTTGATTCCGCCGTCCGTGTCCTTCCGGTAAGAGAACTTCATCTCCGGGTAATACTCCGCCGCTGCCTCTTCCGCCTGCATGAGACGGATCGCCTTGCGGAAAGTATTCTTGTAGGACGACAACTTCGCCTCAAGTGTGGCGACGTCACTATCCCGGTCTAGCTTGATACCGATACCGCCGGACGTTTTGCCTTCGGCCTTAGCGAGTGTCTCAACGTTTTCAATCTGAGACGTTATCGCCATCGCCTTGGCTGAACGCAATACGATGGTATCGAAGAACGAAACCCAGACAGTCCGCTTGCCGTTCATGGCCTTCGTCCAATCAGGGTTGTTGCAGGTGTAGTCAACTTCGCCATCAACACGGCCGGCATCGAGACGAGGCCAAACCTTCCGCTCGTCTCTAGTGTAGACAGACTTGATGATTGGCAGGATCACAACCGCGCTGGTTTTCTTAACCAGATCGGCGTCGAATACCATGTCGGCACTCTCGAAGAACTCTTCCGGGAGTTTGGCTGCCAACTTGATAGCCAACGGATTAACGCCAGCAACTCTACGATGTTCTGTATTGGTAGTCATGTGTAGTCCCTTTCGGTTGTGATACAACATTGCCCGCGTCTTGCCAGCGTTTGATGACAGGTTTATTTCCAAGGGATATTGTATTGAGGCTTATCGTTAGGCCAATAAACATCAGCTTTCCGATTGGTATAGTCCTCAATAACAATATAGTGGACATCGCCATTGTAACCGTCATCCGGTTCATAGGCGTGAATAACCTGCAAAGCGATTGCAGGTAACGGAAACGCAGGCGGTATTTCTCCCATCTTGTACAAGATAGATACTACTTGGGCAGGTAAGCGTACTATCTTTTGGACATACTTCAAATAGAGATACTTGTCGCGTTTCGCCTGCTCTGTTGCTATGTGAATATCAACTCGGCTTGTCATTTACGTACCCCTTTCATGTACCAATAAAGGAGATACGCAAACACGTGATGGTTGTAATCATACATGATTGCACCTAATCCTGAGGCTTGTCGTATAGATCACAATCAGGAACGAGCATGTACATATGCCCGTCACTACCGAGTGTTCCGGTTGCTCCGCTTTCAATAGCGCGAACAACCTTCAATTGAGTACCGGCGAGAATGTTATATCCCGGCTCAGGCTGTAATACCTCAACCTTGACGTTCCATTGTCCGCCGTCGCCTTGGCAATAGTAGACGTGTTTCATTTGCCTTGTCCTTTCCATTTACGGCCAAGCGGAATGCTTGGCCTAGCTGGCAAGGCGTAGGCAATGCTGTATCGGTTTACGATTTTAGTCCACGACAGCCCGGTCTAATGTGTGCGTTGCACAAGTGCCGTGACACAACTTGACCGTACATAGATGGTAGCAAACCAGAGAAGTTGTGTAAAGGCAATCCAAGACATCGGAGGTTGTAACTGCTGCGACAAGTCGTCGCAGGATTGTGGCAAGAATAAGAATAAGGCAGAACAAACTGAGATTAAGGCCTAGTAACTTACTGTGCCTTATTTGGTCTGTCCTGCCTTATTCGGATAATCAGAAGTATCTTAGTTATAGCTTAGGTTGTACTTAGGTAACTAAGTAACTCGCAGTTATTCCTAGTGTAAAGTATAACTTAGTTACCTAAGTAACTTAGGTATAACTAAGATATGCACGTTCAGAGCACTACCTTTGCAACCGTAGGTTTTCGTACTTGTTTTGTTCTCCATCCGTTCTTTTCTGAGATCAAAAGGGGTACAAAGGGGGAACGGGGGGTTGTCGCGGCCGAATGAATCACACGAAAAATATATCTCACAGAAATTTTACACCAAAAATCTAACTAAAATTTCTGAAATCTTCCAAATTCCAAATAAAGCTAAAACAAAAAAGATAAATCCTAGATTTCTTTTCATCTGATAATCAGTCATACTTCTAACCACATCTTATGGAAATACCTCCAACAATCCGAGTATTCAACTAAAACAAAATCGGTATAGTCAGTCATAGAATTACTCATAGTAAATTATCATGAAAGGACCTCTAACATTAGCTTTAATCAAAGCCTCTCTAGCTTTCTTAAAATCTTCTTCAGAAAGACAATCATATTTCCATTCTTTCATTTCATACCTATTTGTCTTATTTTCAAATCATAATCGTCGAATACAACGTCATACGTCTGGATAGAACTGATTTTTCCTCCCGCAACTACCTTCCAATCCACATATTTAGGCTTATTTTCCAAATAGCCTTTAAATCGATTAGGAAGCCCGTACGTGCGTTTTACCATAATTTAGCTACTTACCCTCATACTTAATGAAATAACTCACCCATGACCTTCTAATTGAATCCTAGGGCCTATCTACGATGCATCCTCGACCCCCATTCTTACTCGTATATTCAAAGTATTGCCGTCTTTGACCCAGATGTAGTATAATTTCATCAATTCCTTCATAGGATCAATCTCAATAAACTCGGTCAATGTATAAGCTTTGGAATAGCTTTCTACCTCTTCTGTATCCATTTCTTTACTTCTTTCTCCACATAGTGTATAATTATGTAGGAAATAATAATATATCATATACATAGGAATGTCAAGTGCCTAAAGGATACGAAGAGATTCGAGATAAGTTCATCCACGGCGGGATGTCGACAGAGGAAGCCAAGACAAGAGCCGCCAAGATCTGGAATTCCAAGCACAAGGGTTCTTCTTCGGTAGGTAGGTATACGTGATGGGCATCGTCCAGAAGATTATGAAGGCTCGTCTTAAGTTGGATCGTCTTCATAAGAAGTTAATCAAGAAGATTCAGAAAAAGAAAGACAAGAAAGAATGATTACATCATTCCCGTTAAATCGGAGATTTAACAATGGCTAAAGCATTCGACGGCCGGAAGGCCAAGGACAGAAAGTCCGACATGAAGAAGAAAATAGACTCAAAGAAGGACACAAGAAGGGATTAAACTGATGTCTGAAACGATGATGTGGGAGAGTGAATACAGACTCCCGGAGTGTGACGTCCAGGCGGAAAGACGGAATTTCCCAGGCGTCCAGATCGAACAGGTCTATACGCTGGCTGATCTCATGGCGGGAGATACCTCGGGTATAACCGAGACTGATTCGGTCACTTCCGGCAAGAACGACGGGGATTACACCCGTATTAATAAGAAATAATGTTTGAGAATATCTCCGTCAACGCCATAGGAATCATCCTAGCCACTGCAGGTTCCGTCTGGAGTCTGGCTTGGTGGCTGAATGGTCATTTCAACAACCTCCGTAAAGATTTCATAGCGTTAGGTAAAGAAATCATAGATAAACTTGAGTACCACGAACGTCATGACGACAAGAGATTTGCAGAAATCAGAGACGACATCTGGGATATCCGGGTCCGTAACGCGGCGTTCGACAAGATAATCCTCCCAAATAGAAAAGAACATGAATGAGCATCCTATACATCCGTGAGTACGGCGACTCCGGGAATTACACGTCAGGACAATCCATCCCGATGGAACCCGCCAATACAGACCAACACGTTACCTTCACGGGTACCGCCGGACAGTCAGCTGCCTTCCAGAATAACACACGTTGTGTCAGAATAACAGTCGACGGCGTAGCTAACATCCTTTTCGGGACTAACCCGACGGCAGTCGCAGGACAGAATCTTCGTCTTTCTGCCGGACAAGTCCTTGACTTCCAGATCCCTTTCTCTTCTGGATTGAAGGTCTCGGCAATTACGGCGCCTGCGTAATGAAAGCCCACGAAGGTTACATCATGGTGGACCACCGTGCCTCTCCAGGTACGGACGTAGTCCCCGGCGGAACCCTCCTAGAAGCCGCCGTATTACAATGCGCTCATTGTAATTCTATGCAAATTAAGAATCCGGGTAGAACCCGAGATAGAGCAGATTGTGCAAAATGTGGGTACATGTACATCTGTGACACCTGTGCTTTAGAAATGAAGCTTCCAGATTATACCCACAAAACATATCAACAGAAGAATCAAGAACTATACGATTCTATAAACATAAGGTAAACTATGGCTAAACGCTTATTTACGGCACAGGCTCAGTCTTGGACAGCTCAGGCTACTGCCGCAACTCTCACCAACGCTACGTACATGGGTATCCAGGGTGGTGCTTCGACGCAAGTCGTTGACGTCCTGGAGATTCTTGTCTCTGGCTTTGCCTCGGCCTCTACCGTCGCGGCCTTTACTTTCTCTCCTGCAAGTACAGCCCCGACGACTCCGACTGCTTTGGCTACGCCTAACTCCGACGGTCCGTTGGTTGCCAACGCTACGGCGTTGTCTACCACCGTTACGACTTACGTCGCAGCGGCGACAGGTCCTCAGGCGAGTAACTCCGCCACACTTCCTAAACTCAACCTAGGTATGAATGCCTTCGGCGGTATCATCCGCTGGAACGCCGCTCCTACCCAACAGGTTCAGATCATCGGTAACGCAGCCAGCACAGGTTCATTCCTGCTCTTCAACTCGTCTACCGGCGGTGGCGCCACGGCTTCTGCCAACGCCCACATCATGTACGAGCCGTACTAATGGCTTACTATACTGCTTTAATCAATGCTTGGAACGGGGGCACACAGCCCCCTACCGGCGTAGTTGGAACAGCTTTAAATGGCGGTATGACTACTGCGCAGAAGATTGCGGCAGTAAATGGTTGGACTGTTACAGTTACTATTCCGGCTTCTTATACAATTACAGCGAATCAAATCGCTAGTTGCATTAAGTGGTCGGAATATGCTGCTTTATCAGCATCCCAACAATTAGACGTCAGGGCACTCCTTGCAATTCAAGGACCGATATCTGTCGGTAGTAGCGCAGGTGAACTTGCATTATTCGCAGACGGTATGATCGTCGCTTATTTTCCTTCTGGCGGGGCAACAATTACAAATCTTTCCGCATTTGCTCCCGGTGCATTGCCATTCTGGCAAGCTACGGTTGCTCAAGGCGGAGCAGGACTTAACGGTCCAGTTTCTCTTTCTGATACACAGGCGGCTGGTTTAACATGACGACTCATGCACAATGGATTGCAGGTAATGGCGCTGGCCTTACGTGGACAACGCTTATCAACTCTGCCGACATGGCGAGCATGACTAACGGGCAGACTGTTGTTTCAAGTGTCTCGGATATCACCAACGGCACTAACCTAGATATGTTCATGGACATATCGTACCTATTGGCAATTGCGTCGAGCACGGTTGTAGCGGGTGCTAATTTTGCATTCTGGATTTATGCTCTCAATGAGGATGGAACGCATTATGGCGACAATCAATTTACCAATGGTACGGCAGCGAGCTTGACACCAGCATTTCCGCCGTGCGCCACGGTCGGAATCCCAGCTGTTGCGGCCACAACTAACATGTATGGATTTGCCCAGCAGATCATTATTCCTCCTGGATCGTTCCGGGTTGCAATCCAGAACAACTCAGGCTTCACGCTGACGAGCGGCACGCAGACAGTCAAGTACAAGACCTATAATTTGCAGACCAGTTAATGGCGCGCGTACTCCTTAAGCGGCTTTCACCGTTCGCATTCCCCGGTGGCAATCCGGGGTTTGATCCAACGCATTTGGCGGTGAAAGGTGCCACAGTTCGCCTTTCGGCAATCGCGAGTGGGGGTGCTTTTACCAATTTGTTGACTGGGAAGGCCGGTGCGAAGGCTGGTACACCAACTTCCCTGATAGATAGCCAGCTCGGTCCCGCTTGCAAATTCAGCAGTTCGACAGATGCTTGGACATTCAGCGGCAACCCGACAACGAACGATCAAACGATAACTCTGGCGTGCATTGCCAAATTTACATCGATCAGCACCAATCAAGCATTATTAGGAACCAGCACGACCGACGCGGGGGCTTTTTTGGGATGCGGCACGGGGCCATTGTTTGTCCGCTGTGCAAGCACCAACACCACTATTCCTTGGCAAAACTTCGCCTTCACGAACACTCCCGGCATTCCTTTCTTTCTGGCCGTCAGCATCAACGGAACGAAAGCCAACGCGGTCGTAGTTAATCTTTCAAACGGAAATTTTAATACAGCGACTGCGTTCACCATCTCTGCCCCCACAGCGCCGAACGGCACTTACGAAGTTGGCAACATCATCCCGTTCGGTCTACCGACCTTGGGGGACATGAGTGCGGTGATGTTCTCGACGGCGTTTTTGTCGGTCCCTGAACTTTTCCGATGGGGGATGGATCCTTGGTCCTTCTGGTATCCGCACACGTTTGACCTTAGTTTTCTGAGTTCTCCTATTACGGATATTCTTTATCCACAAATAATGTTGTAACATGACATTCCGAGCACCGTTATATACTAATCCGAATACGGTTGTTTGGAGTCCTCTGACGATAACGACGGAAATACCGGCGAGTGTTCCTCCTCCGGTTAAACCGTTTAATCAACAAGATTGGCCGTTACCGACTCCTCCTAATCGTCTCGATGAGACTTGGATGGAGTCAGGGAATAACTTCCCTCCGTTACTTAGTTTCTTAATTCTAAGACAACAAGACTGGCCACTTCCTGTTCAACCGTCTAGATTAGACGAGACATGGATTTGGAGTAGAACACCCGGAAGTATACCACCTCCGGTTATGGGTAAGAACCAGTACGACTGGCCTAACCCAGTCCAACCATTCCGTATCGACCAGACCTGGGTAGAATCTGGTAATAACTTCTTACTAAACCAACCGTTTAGGCAGACTGATTGGCCGCTGCCTATTCCTAATTACAGAATAGATGCGACTTGGGTAGAAGCGGGGAATAACCTTCCGCCGTTCCAGTTCTTTCATCCGAATAACAATTACGACTGGTCACTACCGATACAGCCTTTCCGTCTAGATCAGACGTGGAGTACGACTACAACACCGGCGAATATCCCTCCGCCAGTGATGGGCAAGAACCAATACGATTGGTCTTTACCTGGACAATATCCAAGACCTGATGAAACATGGGTCTGGTACTTCCCAGAGACTGAAACTGCCTTTCCGTTTAATCAGTATAGTTGGCCCCTTCCGGGACAACCTCCAAGACTAGACGAAACTTGGATTTGGGTCCAGCAGGTACAGCCTCCGGCTAATCTGCCTCATAATCAATACGACTGGCCTAATCCTAGAACACCTCAACCTATCGATGGATTTTGGTTTAATCCAAGTCTGAAGGTTGCAATCACGCCTTTACCGCCAATCAATTACGATTGGCCGGTTCCGGTTTCTCCTCCAAGACCTGATGTCTTTTTTGTCAATCAGGTTCCGTTACTAACTCCTGTTACACCACCTCCTGTATTAATCTTCGGAGGACGTGAAGGGAAGTGGCGGGAAGAACACGAAAGTATCATCAGGAAACAACCTCCTGAAAGACACGTCACTCCAGAGGATGTCCGAAAAGCAGCGGCAGTTCTGTCTAAACTAGGTGGACACGCCAGAGCAGCAGCATTATCAGCTAAACAAAGAACGAACATCGCCACGGTAGCCGCCAATACACGTTGGAACCCTAAAAAGAAATAACCAGCAAGCACGATGACTCCAAGACCTAAAACCAGCAAGCATACTGTTGTTACCAAACAAAAACCAGCAAGCATCTCCAAACATGCTAAAACACTAGGACAACTAGGTGGCAGGCCGAAAAAAGAAATCTGACGTAGAGGCAGCCAGAGACGCCAGACGTCTCCTCGCTGAGTCAGACTTAGAGGAATTCATCAAGTTAGTCCATCCACGTCGTTGGTTGGGTAATATCCACAGGGAAGTAATATCCTGGTGGACTTCTTCGAGTAAGAAGTCTCATCAGTTACTTCTTCTGCCTCGAGACCACATGAAGTCTGCGTTGGTAGCGTACAGATGTGCATGGGAACTTACTAAGAACCCTTCTTTGCGCATCCTGTATATCTCAAGCACAAGTAACCTTGCTGTCAAACAGTTGAAGTTCATAAAAGATATTCTTACTTCGGATAACTACAGGTTGTATTGGCCTGACATGGTTCTATCAGAAGAGGCCAAACGAGAACAATGGACACAACGGGAAATCTCCGTCGATCACCCACAAAGGAAGGCTGATGCTATCCGCGACCCCTCCATATTTACTGCGGGTCTTACCTCTAATATTGTTGGTCTTCACTCAGATATTACTGTTCTTGATGACGTCGTTGTGGTTAACAACGCTTACCTCGAAGACACTCGTGCGAAGGTTCTTGCACAGTACGGGTATCTCACGGCAGTCGAAGGAGTCGGGTCTCAAGAATGGGTCGTAGGGACTAGATACCATCCGTTGGACTTGTATTCCAACCTGATGGAGATGGAAGTCGACGAGTATGATGAATTCGGAAATATCAAGAAGTCTGAACCACTGTTTGATGTTTTTCAACGGGAAGTTGAAACAGCCGGGGATGGAACAGGACAATTCCTCTGGCCACGGTCACGTAACCCAGACGGGAAGTGGTATGGCTTCGACGAGAAGGTTCTTGCCGAGAAGAGAAGCAAATTCGATAACAAGGTTCACTTCAGGGCTCAATACTACAACAACCCTCAAGACGTAGATTCCGCCCCGATCAAGAGAGATCAATTCCAGTACTACGACAGCAATTACCTAGGACGTAAAGACGGACAGTGGTTTTTCAAACGAGAACGCCTCAACGTCGTAGCCGCGATTGACTTCGCGTACACGACTGCAAACAGATCGGACAGTACGAGTATTGTCGTCATCGGTGTCGACGGCACTAATAATTATTACATCCTTGAGATAGATCGGTTTAAGACGGATAAGATATCCGAGTACTTCAATCATATTCTCGCGACTTACAATAAATGGGGGTACCGTAAGATCCGTTGTGAAATCACGGCAGCCCAGTCAGTCATTGTGAAAGACCTGAAAGAGAATTACATCCGGAAGTACGGGTTGAGTCTTGCTATCGACGAGTCTTCACCTTCACGTTGGCAAGGAACGAAGGAAGAACGTATCCTTACTATTCTCGAACCTAAGTACGCCAATCGTCAGATATGGCATTACCAATCAGGAAATACCCAACTACTTGAAGAAGAACTCCTCTACCAGAAACCTCCCCATGACGACATCAAAGACGCCCTTTCTGCGGCGGTTGATTTCGCAGTACCTCCGTTGAATATGTACAGAGCAGTGGCGGATAAACCTAATTCATTTCAATTTCATTCTAGATACGGCGGCGTCGCGTGACGAAACTTTGGAGTATGTGTCATAACTGGTAAAGTCGAAGAACTCGTAAATATACTATCTCCTGACTTACTTGCCACACGTCTGACTGAGAGGTTTATCCAATGGGATACACTAAGAACTATCTGGAAGAACGAGAAGGAAGAAATCCGAAGGTACGTCTACGCCACAGATACGAAACAGACGACGTCTTCGCAGACTCCCTGGAAGAATAGCACTACCATTCCGAAGTTGTGTCAGATCCGTGACAATCTCATGTCGAACTACACAGCCACACTCTTCCCGACACAATCCCAGTGGTTGATTTGGTTGGCAGACCAGCAGGATGATAACTCTGTCGATAAGGCTAACGCAATTACTTCATATATCGGATGGTGTACAGACCAGATTCTCTTCAAGCAAGAGATGGATAAGATCATTGAAGACTACATCGACTTCGGGAATTGCTTCGCCACCGTAGAGTGGATGGATCTTCGAGTAAAAACAAAAGACGGAACTCAGGTAGGTTTCGTCGGACCAAGTGTTCGTAGGATATCACCGTTAGATATCGTGATGAACCCGACGGCTCCAAACTTCCTGGAATCTCCTAAGTTCGTCCGTTCCATCATCGGGATGGGTGAACTCCGGGCTATGCTTGAGAAGTTATCTAACGATGAAAACAGAGAGACGTATCAAGAATTATACGATTACATGAAGAAGATCAGATTCCACGCCAGGACGTTTTCTGGCGATTGGAGTCAGAAGGATCGTCTTTATGCGATGGATGGTTTCTCATCCTTCCGGGCTTATCTCCAGTCTGATTACGTAGAAGTCCTGACCTATTACGGAGACTGGTATGATCATTACACCGATCAATTTGAGAAGAACCGTGTCATCACTATCGTTGATCGTCATAAGTTGGTCAACAATGTGCCTAACGCCAGCTTCTTCGGTTATGCACCAATATATCACGTGCCATGGCGAAAGAAGCAGGATAATCTTTGGGGAATGGGTCCTCTGGACAACCTCGTGGGTATGCAATACCGGATGGACCACGTAGAGAACATGAAGGCTGATATCTGGGATTTGGTGACTTATCCAGTTCAGATGATTACAGGCTTCGTCGACGAGTATACGTGGCAACCAGGTGAGAAGATATTCACGTCAGATGAAGGCAAGGTCGAACTCGTCCAACCTGACGTCCAGATCATGCAAAGTAACATGGAGGTCGGGTATCTCGCCAACACTATGGAAGAGATGGCTGGAGCTCCCAAGGAAGCCATGGGCTTTCGTTCTCCGGGTGAGAAGACTAAATACGAAGTCCAGAGATTAGAGAATGCCGCATCTCGTGTCTTTCAGAACAAGATTAAACAGTTCGAAGAACAGATGCTTGAGCCACTTCTTAACGCCATGCTTGAATTGTCTAGAAGGAATTTCACAGGAACAACCGCCATTCGTGTCTTTGACGACGAATTCAAGATGGCGACTTTCCAGACACTTACCGTCCAAGACATTACAGGAATTGGACGGATCAAACCCGTCGCAGCCAGACATTTCGCCGAACAGGCAGAACTCATCCAGAATTTAACTTCATTAACAGGAAGTGGTCTTTGGCCGACTGTACAACCACATTTCAGTACAATCAAGTTAGCCAAGATCATCGAGGATGTCTTTAACTTAAAGGACTACAACGTCATGACTCCGTACATCGCTTTGGCAGAACAGGCTGATGGACAGAGACAAGTCCAGGCGTTGGAAGAACAGCTCCATCAGGAGACTGGTACGGCTACAGGTATAGGACACGACTATGACGTTGACGGGAGTATCCAACCTCCCCAACAATCACCCCAACCCGTTAGACCTGGCTTTGGATTACAACGTAATCCTCCAGCTAACGCAACTCCAACAGGAACATTAGGAACACAGTAATGCCAGGATATACCGGAATGGAAGGAATGAATCAGATGCATGAGTCATTCCCTAAACCAGGAAAAGAAAAAGTCAAGAAACACGTCGCGGGTAAACTCGACGGAGTCGAGAATAAAGCTCCAGGTCCAGGTGAACGAACAGAACCTAACTAAGGAATTACAATGATCAGTGCATGGACCCAGCACTTAAAGACTGAAGAAGACAAGAAGGCGTTTGAAAAAGACCTTCGTTCTTCGTTAATTCTGGAAAGATTGAAAGAAATCATCCAGAAAGACAAAGATAATCTCTCTCTGAGAGAGACAAGTCCTAAGGTATACGACAATCCTAACTGGGCTTACAGACAGGCACATGCCAACGGGTATATGTCTTGTCTTAATGAATACTTAACGTTACTAAACCTTGACATAAAGGATAACAATGAACACGCTGTTCGACCAGAACTCCGCCCCGGCATCAGACCCGAATAAAGATTACCTCTCCGAATTAGTTGGAGAAGGCAAGAAGTTTAAGACAGTGCAAGACCTTGCACGTGGTAAATTCGAGGCTGATGTATACATCGATACGCTTACGAAGAGACAAGACGAGATCAACACAGATTATCGTCGTGTTCTCGAGGAAAGCAAGGCTCAGGCTAAACTGCAGGATCTCATAGACCGACTAGAGATTGCAAAGATAGATAATAATACTCCCTCACCCGTGATGAATGATCTAGAGAAGAAGCCGGCTGTTGACATGAATGAAATCAAATCTCTTATCCAGACTGAGATAGTCCAGACTAAACAGCAAGATAAAGAGACCGAGAATTTCAATCAGGTTCAACGAAAACTAAAGGAACAATTCGGTAGTAATTACCAGACTGTCCTTAAGGAACAAATGGAATCATTAGAACTAACAGCAGAAGACATCGATCGTCTTGCTAAGAAGTCTCCTACGGCGTTTTTCAACACGTTAGGACTCAACCAGCAGACGACTCAGAATCAACTGACTCCCCCGAGAACTCAAAGGAATGACAGTTTCTTACCGAGAGGTGGAGAGAAGCGAGATTGGAATTACTACCTCTCGCTTAAAAAGAAAGATCCTGCTGCGTGGTTAGATCCCAAAACCGCTGTCCAGATGCAGAATGACGTCCTAGAATTAGGCGAAAAGGCATTTTATGGATAAAACAAAACTCTAATATGTTGGCTCCTTCCAAGCAGTCAACGCTAGGATACTGAAATGGCCGGTTTTACCGACTCAAATAATCAGAATCTTATTAGGACTAACCTTTGGTCTCGTCAGATCAAAGAGTTACTTCTAGACGATCTGAATGCCATGAAGTTTGTCCGAATCATCTCCGATTTCCCGGATGGTTATACTCTGAATATTCCCTCGATTGGTGCTGCAGAGACTGCAGACTTCAACGAAGGACAGGCTGTCAAATACAACGCAATGGATACTGGTAACTTCCAGTTCGCGTTTGACACCTACAAGTACTCAGCTAACGCCATCTCAGAGAAGTTCAAACGCGACTCTTTCTACGCCCAAGACGTTATCGCGGCATTCGTGCCACGTCAACATCGTGCGTTGATGGAAGCCGTCGAAACGAACATCTTCTCAAAGATGAACGCGGGTCAAACCCTTAGTGGTCTCAATACAATTAACAACGCTTCTCACCGTTGGGTGGCTTCTGGTACCAACCAGACCATTACTCTTCAGGATTTCGTCAAAGCCCAGATCGGTCTGGTCAAGGCGAATGTCCCGCTGAATAACCTCGTAGCGGTTGTTGATCCCTCTGTTGCGTATACGCTTCAGACTCAGGCTAACCTCGTGTCGCTGATTTCGCCTGTCCAGAAATGGACCGACTTGACAGTCTCAGGTGGTATTTCTGGGTTTAAGTTTGTATTCAACGTCTATGGATTTGATATCTACATCTCGAACTACCTTCCCCTACCGGGTACGGCTGGTTCTGGATCTGAAACCATCAACTCCGTCTCCGTCACGAACGGTGTGTGTAACTACTTCTTCTCAGCGACGACTGGCGATACCTGTCCCATAGTGGGTGCGTTCCGTCAGATGCCGACTGTGTATACGGAGTTCAACAAAGATCTCCAGCAAGATGAGTATCTCACCATCGCAGAATGGGGTTTCAAATTGTACCGCCCTGAGAACCTTGTTACAATTCTAACCAGCAAATCTGCTTTGCCTAGCTAAGGATTATAATATGGCTCAAAATTGGCTTAATGCGGATGGTCTCTTTATTCAGTTTGGTGCTGATAAAGCCATCCCAGAGACAGCTGGTGAATTCACCTTCGAAGGTCCTAACAGGATTATCGAAGTTCTTATTCCCCAGACTACTCTTACTTCACTGACTGCAACTCCTTTAATCATTTCGAATACAACGATCTTTCCGGCACCCCCGACTGGTCAGTTGATTATTGAGAAGGTTGAACTTGTTGTTGAAACAGGCGTTACTGGTGCTAGTACACTGAGTGTCGGTCTTATCCAGATGGATCGTGCGACGATTCCTTCCGGGTATTCCACCGCACTTATCAATGCAGAGACACAGGCCCATATGGCCAGTGCTGGTTCTGTCATTGAATACTTCGGTGCTACGAGTATTCCAGCTGGTGGCGCCCAAGGTGGCAGTTTGCTGGGTACACAACCCGCTAACGCTACCGGCCCGTATTATATTACGGCTACAGGTACTGCAACTGCGTTTACCGCAGGTGCCGTCCGTATCCGGGTATTCTACCGCGGTCTGCCCCCGATTACGCAGTAAGATAATCATTGAATTGTGGGGCTTCGGCCCCACTTTCAAAGAAAGGTTTAAATGACTATAGTTAATGCGTATTTAAATGACGAAGCCGGGCAAGACGTTGTCGTCAACAACTCTCGTGTTCGTGCCACAAATACCCCGATTACAGTAGGGACGATTACTTTCCCTGCTGCACCGTTAGGTATTAATTACATCGACGGGATTGGGACTCCAATCAGTTCTGCCCCGGGTGCTACTACAACGCTCTTGGCTGAACAACTCCTGACCGGGATTATGACTCTTGCTCCTTCGACGGCCTGTACTGCCACGTTTGACTCTGCCGCGAATATCGTGGCTGGCGTTAACGCAGTGACAGCCGGAGCTGCCGTGGGTGACGTAATTACCTGTCTGATTTGCAACGGGACGTCTGCTACGACAATAACGTTGGCAGTCCCAGCAAGCGGTGCGTTTGATACCCATCAGGCGAATACCGCAATCACAGGAGGTACCTCCAAGTATGTTTTTGTCAGGTTGACTAACGTCATTCCTGGTTCACAGGCTTACGTAGTTTACTTCTAATGACTGACAAGATAACGTTAACTCCCCTCGTTAATTTGCAGAATCAAACGACTGCGGTTAACGCTATTAATACTAACAACGCAGTCATAACGACTGCGTTTGATAACACGCTATCTAGAGATGGAACCTCTCCTAACACGATGGGTTCCAATCTGGATATGGATAATTTTCAGATAATCAACCTCCCGACTCCTGCTACGGCAGATTCTCCTGTCAGACTCCAGGATGTCCAGACCGGTGGAACGATCACTAACATCCCTGCGGGCGGTACTACAGGACAAGTCCTAGCCAAGACAAGCAATACAGACTATCAAATAGGATGGACTTCAGAAGCTGCAGAACTTGTTGCTGGGAACAACATCGTTCTGACTGGGAGTACTCCGACTACTGTCGCTACTACGGCGACACCGACGTTTACTACAGTCAATACCGTTACAGTTCCTACTACTGTCGATACGTTAGTAGCACGTAATACTACAGATACCCTTACCAATAAAACACTGACCTCTCCTACACTGACTTCGCCTGTTTTTTCTACCGTAGTAAACACAGGAACACTTACACTCCCGACGAGTACAGATACGTTAGTCGGCAGAGCGACGACAGATACTCTTACGAATAAGACGTTGACTTCACCTACTTTGACAACTCCAGTCTTAGGAACTCCTTCTTCAGGTACACTCACGAGTTGTACAGGACTTCCTGTAAGTACAGGTATTTCTGGCTTAGGAACCGGTATAGCAACTGCCTTAGGAACTAACGTCAACGGTTCAGGTGCTATCTCCTTAACGACAAGTCCTACGTTTGTTACACCTACGTTAGGCGCAGCTACGGCTACATCTCTCGCATTTTCTCCAACAACAGGAGGGTTAATAGGAACTACTGCTGCTGACTCTGCTTCTGCAGGTACTGTCGGGGAATATATTGAAAGTGTCATAGCCTCAGGTTCTGCAACTTCTTTAACTACTTCAACATCAAAAAGTATTACAAGTATTACCTTAACCGCAGGAGATTGGGATGTTACAGGTAGTGTTAGTTTTGTAGGAACCTCTACTACGAGCTACACCTTCATCCAATCTTCTCTTTCAACTACAAACAATACAAATGATATTACTAATGGTAGGGCAGCTACTCAAGATATTTCTGCGGTTGTTCCCGGCGCTGGTACAGATTACATTTTGCCTATACAAACCTGTAGGTTTAATGTCTCAGGTTCAACAACAGTCTACTTAATAGGTACAGCTACGTTTACCGCTAGTACTTGTACAGCTTACGGTATGATCCGTGCAAGAAGGATTAGATAATGTCTAAGATCACACTGACTAACGTAGCTGATCTTACTCAAGCTACTACTGCAGCTACTACGATAAATAATAACTTCAGTACTATCCAGACTGCAATGGATAATACTCTGTCTAGAGATGGTACACCGCCTAATCAAATGGCCTCAACTCTAGATATGAACGGTAACCAAATTATTAATCTAGGCCCTCCCATATCTGCAGATTCTCCTATGAGACTCACAGATGCTGTTGGAGCAGGTGGTACCGTTACTATTAATAACACCGGAAATCTTCCACTAGGTGGAACTGCTAATCAGATTTTACAAGTAGTTACAGCTACACCGACTTGGGTATCTTCGCCGACTCTTTCTACAGTTACTAACACAGGTACTGTTTCTTTTCCAACAGCTACAGATACATTGGTAGCAAGGGGTACTACAGATACATTAACGAATAAAACTATCTCTGGTGTAAGCAATACATTGAATGTCCGTCTCAATACTTCAGACGTATCTGGTAATCTCCCTGTAACCAATCTTAATTCAGGAACATCAGCTTCTTCAAGTACATTTTGGCGCGGGGATGGCTCATGGGTAACTCCTCCTTCGTCTTCAATGACATTTCTAGAGTCTTTAACGCTATCCGGCACTACCATTAATTCTACAGTTTCTTGGGCACCGTATAGTTCAGTAAGACTTCTTTTCTGGGGAATAGGTGGAAGCACTACTAATTTTCCAGCTTTGTTAGTACATTCTAACGGTAGTTATCAAACAAGCAGTTATTTAAATGCAAACTATTCAGTTAATGCGTCTTCAGTTGTAGTTTCAGGTACAGGTAATCTCACTACGTATTTTCCATATTGTTCAAACTTTGGATCAAGTTCTTGGGTTACGGGAGGTTCTATATACATAGAAGGTATTGGATCAGGAACTTATAAACCAATTACTTGTTCTGCGATGTCAATCAACTCAGGACTTACGACTCCCTTTGTAATTACTTGCGCTGGGTATTGGATTGGATCGACTACAATCGACGGATGTCAATTTAAAATTAACAGCAGTGGAAGTTACACCAACGGCACTGTCAACATCTACGGTATCACATGAAACAGAATTACAATGACTGTCTTACTAGACTTCTTAAGGACGAAGGGGGATATACTAACGATCCTAACGATAGTGGTGGTCCTACTAACTATGGCATCACCATCGCCGACTATCGCGCGTATATTAATAAGAATGGGGCTGCGTCCGATGTAAGGAGTATGACGGTTGATCAAGCTAAAGTTATCTATAAATCGAAATACTGGGACGCTCTTGGTTGTGACGATCTATCTTCTGGTGTTGATTATACCTGCTTTGACTACGGGGTTAATTCGGGTCTAGGACGCCCTAGGAAGGCTCTACAGAGGTTTAATTCACTGTCTGGTACTAAACTGATAGACGCCATCAACGACGAACGTACGGCCTTCCTACAGGCTATTGGACAGGGTAAGAATAGTAAATTTCTAAAAGGTTGGATGGCTAGGGTTTCTCGTGTCAGGGCTTATAGTAAACAACTCGCTACTCAGAAGAATATCACTACTGGTCCTGTAGTTGGTACAGCAACGGTAGGAGTAGGAGCGTACATCTCTCAATTCTGGCATAACCACGAATTTCTTGTTCTAAGTGTAGCTTCGGTGATTGCCATCGGTGTTGCAATACTAGTCCATGAATTAATCAACAAAGGTAAATAATGGTAACTAAACATTTCACAGAAGCACCCTCGTATATTCCACATTTAATCTCAGGAGTTTCCTACATGGACGCAATCATCTCTTCTATCATCTCTCTTGGTGTTGGCTTCGGCGCAGGCTGGTACGTCAAAGGCCGTGGTATGACTGGAGTTCAAAACGACTTGAATAACATTAAAAATGACATCACAAATATCAAAGCTAAAGTCGGCGTCTAAGACTTTCTGGAATAACTCCCAGACTAAGGTTTGGAGTTACATCCAGGCGTCTGCTGGTGCCGTTATTTTTACTCTCGGTCAGTTACATTCGTATATAACAGACCCTACCATCAAGAGTTATCTAGATGGGTTGAATCTTCCTAAAGAAGTAACTCTAGGTTTGGTTGTATTCGGTTTGATTACTTACGTCTGTCACGGACACAAGGACGAATGATGTTTGGTTGGATTCCTCTTCTAGGACCTATAATTCAAGGAATATCCTCTATCTTCAGCGGTTTCTTCAACAAGGAAATCGCTGTTGTTCAAGCTGGTGCACAAGTAACTATCGCTGAGACACAAGCTTCTGCTCAGATTATCCAAGCCACAGCAGATGACATCGGGTTGCGTATCATGCGTGACGCGATGTGTCTCCCGATTGTTGTTTGGGTCATGCTTGTCAGTTGGGATACAATCATAGCCGAGAACTCTTGGAAGGTCTATATGTGGCATGTGGCTGGTTTTGATAAGACTAGCGTGCCGTATCTTCCTTACGCAGTCATTACTTTTCTTTTAGGTAATATCGGTCTTAACATGTGGAACCGTCGATAATGCAAATGACACTCCTGGAAATGACTCAAGACATCTTGAGTGCGATGTCTTCCGACGAAGTCAACAGCATTTCAGACACCGTGGAATCTCTCCAAGTAGCTAACATCCTTAAAGAGAAATACTACGACCTCGTAACTCGTGTTAATCTCCCTGAACATCAACAGATAGTGCAGTTATCTCCATCTCTGGATGTGACTCGTCCGACGTTGATGTACGTCCCTGGCGGGGTGGCTGAGATTTCTTGGTTGAGATATTTCAACAACGATACGACGGGGAATACATCTCCGGGTTCGACTATCCATGATTTAAACCTGGATCTGACGAGTACGACTGGACCGACGAATGTCGCCCCCGGGTATTTACTTGTCGATATCTTACCAGTCAAAGACTTTATCGAGATGGTTACGGGGTTTAACCCTAGCGAGACTAACGTTCTGACATATACCTTTTCAGACAACTCTAACTCAGATGAGTTTGCAGGGAATTACACGTTGTATGCGTATACCGATAGGACGCCGTCGTACTGCACCATCGTAAGTAATTACCAGGTATTATTCGACGCATACGACAGTTCTGTCGACAGCACTCTCCAAGGCAATAAAACAATGGCTTGGGCTAGAGTTATTCCACAGTGGAAAATGACGGATACGTTCATTCCTGATCTCGACGACGAACAATTCCAGTTGCTTTACAACGAAGCCAAGGCGTTGGCCTTCTTCGAGTTGAAACAGCAGGTCCATTCGTTGGCAGAACAGGAGAAGAAACGTGGTTGGACTTCTGTCCAGAAGAACAAGAGTGTTTCTAACAAGCCGAGTTACTTCGATGCATTACCTAATTTCGGTAGACAAGGTGGAGGCTTCACCGCTCCGGTGAGTTATTTCAAAGCAAGAAAGTTTGATACATTACAATGACGATGGTTGCAATGACTGACAGTATGAATACAAGCAAGATGCTCAAAACTGATCGTTTGTATAGACTTGAGATTATCGACGGGACTCAACCTAAGAGTGTCACCGGGATGGTTGATCCAAGGTTATTCGCAGGTGGAAATAAACTCCACATCAAGAAAGACCTTGAAACGAACTTCTGGTCTTTCGCGTACGACGAGGGACTTCCTCCTAGAGATCTCCGTTGCGCATTTACGAGTCTTCCTGCCGCGATACGACATGCAGAACAGTACTACAACACCAGAAATCTCAGAATCAAAGAGATAGATGCCTAACCAACCTGGCGTTTCGTTAGAGAATAACTTCACTAAAGGACTGTTGACTGAATTCACCGGATTGAACTTTCCGGAGAATGCAGCCACCAGTACAGAGAATTGTGTCTACACGTTGGTCGGTGATGTCATCCGTAGACAAGGGTTTGACTACGAAGCCAACTTCACTCAAAACATGGTTAGTAATACATTCGTCGCCATCAATACATATAAATGGAATAACGCTTCAGGTGACGGACTGACACAATTTGTTGTTCTTCAAGTCGGTGCCACGTTATATTTCTATAAATCTTCTTCGGCGACAGTTAACAATCCTTTATCACAACAAATACTGACTTCGACGATCAATCTTCAGGCTTATACAGCCTCTGGTGGTGCTTTCGATACGACACAAGAATGTCAATTCGCAGACGGCAACGGGTATCTCTTCGTGTACCAACCTACGATGGATCCGATTTATGTAACGTATACATCCCCCAGTACAATAACAGCCACGTTAATTACAGTCCAAGTCAGAGATTTCAACGGTGTCGTTGACGGACTGACAGTAACTACCCGACCATCTACAGACAGTAATCCACATCTTTATAATCTTGTAAATCAAGGTTGGACTGCCCAAGCTCCATGGGCTGCGGCTTCTTCTACGGCAATACCAGTCGGGAGTTTTACAGCACTATCTGGCAGTACGGCTTTTACGGTTGCTTCTGGTATTTCTGGAATAAACAATGGAGATATCGTGAGTTGTACTGTGTATTATGCTTATGTTCCGTCTCCGGGATTTTACCCAGATGGTATTGGTACTTTTGCAGGAACAGTGACTTCTTATTCCGGAACTACACTCACAATTAATATTTCTCAGGCTTCTCTTTCGATACAACAAGGTATTCCGTTAACAAGTTTTTATTGGTCTCAGGTTACTCCGTATGGAATCGCTCCAACTAATGTTGGTTTTATTAGTACTTGGTTTTCTGGGATAGGAAATTACCCTAGTAACGCCGACGTCTGGTGGTATTTCAAGAATTCTTCAGACGTGTATTCTCCGAGTACTACGTATACGAATGTCAATCTGAATTCAGGATACGCCCCACGGGGTCATTACGTACTTAACGTGTTTCAACAGCAACGAAGTGCAATTTCAGGTATATCTGGATTGTCTGACGTAATAACTTCAGCCAGACCTCGGACGGGAACATGGTTTCAAGGTCGTGTCTGGTACGCAGGAGTAGACGCAAGCGTAGCCGCAGGTACGACTAACAACGCATTTTCATGGTCTGAACAGATATATTTTTCTCAGATAATCACAGATCCCAGTCAATTTGGGAATTGTTATCAAACGAATGATCCTACGTCAGAGACGTTGTTTGGTCTCCTTCCGACAGATGGAGGAGTCATCCAGATACAAGGCTGTGGGTCTATATATAAATTAGTTCCGTTAATGAATGCTCTTTTAGTATTTGCGGCGAATGGTGTTTGGTACATCACGGGTAGTACAGGAATAGGTTTTACCGCTGACGATTTTAATATTATTCAACTCAGTAAAGTCAGAAGTATCTCAGGAACCAGCTACGTCGATGTCAACGGTATTCCGATGTTTTGGAATGAAGAAGGAATATACGTCGTTGCCCCTGCCGCACAAGGACAGTCCGTAATAGGTCAACCATTACATGTAAGTCCTTGGGAGGTTACTCCATTAACGGTAGGAACTATCCAGTCGTATTACGATGCTATTCCTACTCAGAGTAAGAAGTTTGTCAGAGGGGTATACGATCCTATTAATTATGTAGTCCAGTGGGTGTTTAAAAGCACTAACGAGATCAACGTACAAGACAGGTATACCTACGATAGTATACTTTGTTATAACGTATACAACAAAGCATTCTACCCGTATTCTTTCAACACTTCAGGGAATGTCCCTACTATAAGTGGTGTCGTGTACGTCCAGAGTCCTGGCGGGACTGGTGCTCCTGATAGTATAATCAAATACGTGACACTCAATAGTGTAAATACTGGGTATACATTTGCAGAAGAACGAGACCCGACTTATACAGATTGGGTTAGTTCGGGTGATGGCCAGAACTTTACGTCTTCGTTTACTACCGGGTATAAACTCCACGGGCAAGGACAAAGACGATTCCAAATGCCGTATATCTACGTCTATTCCAGGATGGAACAACCGACGGTGGCTTACTACATCCAGAGTATCTGGGATTACGCTTCTGTCCCAGACAGTAACAGATGGAGTATCCCACAGTACACGAGTATTAATACAGATAAATTCAGCATGGTACAACGAAGACATCGACTGAGAGGGCGTGGAGTAGCCCTTCAAATTCAGGTGACTTCTGTAACAGGTCTTCCTTTCGATATCATGGGTTGGAGTGCGTATGAAGCACAGAATACAGGTCCTTAATGTCTCTTTTTGATGGTCTTGCAGGGGCAGGAATATCCGCAGCCACAGGGAATTTCCTAGGGGCAGGTCTAGCTTTGGCTGGTCTTGGTTTGAGTGTCGGATCGGCCGTCGATCAAAGTAAGAATGCCCAGGGGGTTTACCAAGCCCAAGAGAACATAACTAACCTGGAAACACAAGAGAATGCCCAGCGTCAACAGGCTATGGTGTTATCAGCTAACAGACAATCCCTCCAGACTTTACGTCAAAACCAACAGTTACGTGCCCAGGCTACTGCCGGGGCAGTTTCAGGGGGTGCCCAGTACTCTTCAGGGTATCAGGGGGGACAACAGCAGGTTGAAAGTGAAGGGTTGTTTAATCTCGGAGGTATTAATAAAAATCTCGAGATTGGACAAAACCTTTTCGGACTTAGCAATCAGATCAATCAACAGAAGCTTGTCGCGTCTTTCTATCAGAGCAAGATGGCTTCTGACCAAGGTACTGCCGCGATAGGTGCAGGAATAAGCAAGGCTGCCGATCCATTATCGAGATTACTCCAAGGTTTTAGCAATCCTGGCAGTTCTGCCGCAGGCGATATGAGTTAATGGTTTTCCAGACATCGAATGTTACATCCTTAGATAGTCCGATACTGACGGATACGACTGTCTCGTTGGCTCCTCAGGGTTCAGACGTACAACCGCCTTCTCCGGAAGTGGCGGATCGTCGTGCTTATAAGGCTGCCGCAGGCGGATTAGGGAAATACCTCAAGGCAGATCAGTTAGAACTTCGTCAACAAATCCTGGATAACCAGGAAGATCGGATTCGTACTCAGGCTGCTGCCGAATACGACGTCGAGAGGACTCAGAAAGTCAACGACGACATCAGAGAATTAGCCAATAAAAAAGGAGGACCACTTGATCCCGAAGAAGTCTGGAATGTCATCTCACCGTATAACATCAATGCCAAGACTGACCCCCAGTCGATTATCGAACGGGCGTACGCCACCAACTTTGTATCATCGCTGAATACCGCCGCCGGGTACATGCAGGACTCATCGTATGCAGATGCCCGTCTTGCTCTTCCTAAGCAGGCTAAAGATACAGATAATAAAGCGACTGATCTGGAGACTAAAAGACAAGTCCTTCAGACGAAGGTCGAGAATCTCGAACAAGGGGTGAAACAACAGAGTTACGTCGGGTACGGAATAGACCAACTCAAGAATCTCTCTCAGTTCTACCAGGAAGCCAAGACACGTTCAGCCATAGGATGGACTGGAGCGTTAGGTTACGGAAGTAACATCAAGGCATTTGCCGATAAGTTATTCGCTCTTCCTCAAGATGAATTCACGAAGAAGTTGTCTTTCCTAGATGAAATGGCGAAGGACAATCCGTCTCTGGCAGTCGATG